TCAGTTCACTCGCGAAAAGTCTGGCGTCCATGCCGGCGCGGCCGGCGGTGGGTTCGGGTCGGCAATGGTAGGGCTGATCATGCCCAGCTTCATGCGGGCGTACATGCGACCCACTAGCGGGCGCTTGCCCCGGCTTTCGACAAACACCCACTGGCGATCAATCAGCCAGCGGCGTTGGTAGGCCCTGGCCTTGTAGCCGGTGAGTTCGGCCAGTTCCTCGTCAGAGAGGATTTCGGTTTCCATGGGATTCTCCACGCCGCCGGCGGCGGCAGAAGGTTTTAATGAAGGGTCACGCTGTCCTGCCCTGGGGCGATGGCGCGAGCCTGTTGTTCGGTGCGGAAGGACATGTGCTGTTTGGTGCCGTTGCAGTCAGCGGTTACCCACCAGAGCCCGAATAGCTTGTGCGGGCCCTTGATGATCTTCGTGATGGTCATGGCGCACTTCCTTGCCCGGGTGGGCGGTGCCGCGCGGGGCGGCAGAAGGTGGTGATGGTTCAGGGTTTGAACTCTTCGGCGGGGCACAACTTTCTCGCGTAGTCGAGCAGATCGGCCGACCACTCACGGCCGACGCCATCGTCAAAGGCGAAAAGCATTCCCGCGATGGCTTTGCGCAGGCTTTCTTTCTCAGCGGTCAAGCTGTCCACCAGAAGGCGAAGCCTCTCGGCCTCATCCTTTTCATCCTCTGCCAGCAGTTCGAAGTGTTCGGCTGGCTCCCACGGCGAAGGGATGACATTCGTCACCCAGTCGGACCAATGCTCGACGCTTTCGCCGCGCGCGATCCGCTCTGCCTTCAGCGTTTCGCCAATTTCACGTAGTTCCTTTGCCCGCTGGGCCGCATCCTCCTTGTTGACGCATGGCGATACGTCACCCGGCCCCACGCTGTGGATCGCCCAAAGCTCGAGCTTCGGCTCCGCCAAGACTCGCCGCAGGTAGACCACCGCAGCCCGGAGAGGATCTTTTTCCTCCATCTCGCTGAGGATCTGCTCGACCGTAGCGCGCTCAAGGGTTACCACCTCAGTGGCTGGGCCGGGAGCGGCAGTCATTGCCTCGATGATTCGTTCGATTTCAGACATACGAATTCCTCGCCCGCCGTACACCGGCAGGCTGTTGAGTAGGGGGAGGGGTTACTGCTGGATGAGTTCGGCGGGAACTTCGACCGTGGCGCCGCGCTTGGCGAAGACCACGGCGCGGAACACGGCGACAGTTCTGGTTTCGCCGATCTGGCGGTTGAACGGATCGTTCGTCGCATCGGCCAGCCACGAGTGCCGGTGGCCAGCGTCGACCCAGACGCCGTACTTCGTGATCAGTTGCTCGGCGTCGGGAAGGGCGAAGAGATCCAGCTGGCCCGCCACGGGCTGCTGGTCACCCTCGATTGCGTTGATTGCCCAGTCCAGCGCTTGGCCAGCCAGTTCCTCGGTGCGGACGCTTATGTATCGGGTCATAGGTCGTCAACTCGCTTTCAGGCGGTAGCCTCGAACAGATCAATTTGCGGTACCGGGGCGTCGCGCACGGCAATCGCGTCGATGATTCTCGCGTGGGCGATATCGAGGTAGCCAAGCCGGTTTCCTTGTTCGTCGAGATCTCGTTCGATGCCGATGAACTGCCGGCCGAGCTGCATGCACGCAACGCCAGTGGTTCCGCTACCCATCGAGTTATCGAGAACTGTTTGCCCAGCATTGGTGTAGGTGCTGATCAGGAACTTCATCCACGCGACAGGCTTCTGCGTAGGGTGGAAGCTGCCGGTCTGCTTGTCGCTCGAGAAGAACTGCACCGATCGCGGGTACCGTTCCGTAGAGTCATACTCGGTGAGTGCCAATGCCTTGCCGTAGCACTCTGAGTTGACCGTCTTGCGCTTCGCCGTCTTTCGCTCATGCCCGGTTGACATCTGCGGGTTGTACACCGGCTGCTTGCGATAGAAAACTTGAGCGCTTTCGTGTGCCCGCAGCGGCTGCTTCTTGGCGTTGAGGAAGCCAGTTGCGTTGCCTTTCTCCCAGATCCACTCGTACCGGTATAGATTTGGATTACTCGCCACCAGCATCGAGGCGAACGGCTGAGCGGCGCACAGCACGATGGCAGCCTCGGGCTTGGCGATTCGCAGGTACTCCCGCCAGAGCGGTTCGAGGGGGATTATGGTGTCCCAGGCACATTGCGTGGAGCCGTAGGGCAGATCGGCCAGCACCATATCGACGCTGGCGTCAGGCAATTGCTTCATGACCTCCAAGCAGTCGCCGAGGTAGAGCTGGTATTCGGTCATCGCCGCGGCCCCTTGTAGATGAGGTAGGCCATGTAGAGCGGGGCGAAGATCATGGCGTCACCTTCTTTGCGGCGCGCTGCGCTTCGTGGAATTTCAGCACCTCTTCCATGCCGGTGTTGACCGCAACAATCTCCCGATCAAAGTAGGCCTGGGCGTCAGTTTCGCCATCCGGCGGGAGCTGACCCGGCCCAACCAGTGAGTTGTAAATCCACTCCATGGCTGCGACAGGGCCTCTCCCGTGTTCCTCCTCGATGAGCGCCGAACGCATAGCCAAGATGTAGCGGCCGAACATCAAGTCCATTTCCTTGATCAGGACGCGGCGCGTTTCACTTTCAGAGATGAGGGCCAGCACCACCTCGGGCGAGCACTCCTTGAGGAACTGCTCGTCGCGGTGCAACAGGCCGGCGTCCCCGATCATCCCCGCCCAGCCGTCCGAGCGGATGACTTCGTCGCGGCAACCTTCGGCCAGTTCTTTGAGTTTTGAATAGTCGTTCATCCGATCACCGCCTTTATGGTCAGGGCCAATGGAAGCCAGAAGAAGAGGGTGCAGCCGGCCATGCATTTGAGGATCATGGCGATAACTCCAGTTCGGCCGGCGCCGAAGCGGCCAGAGTTTCGACGGCCAGGGCGTAAACGTCCGGGTGCTGCTTGTCGAAGGCCGGCATGTGTTCAGTTTCGATCCAGGTGCCGCGTACGGTGCCCTTGGCCAGCCATGCCGGCTTGCTCCCGGGCGCCTGCGTCCACGCGGTGACGCCGATGCCGTGGCTGGCGATCTGTTTGGCGGTGATGAAGCCCTGACGACGCAGTTGGGCCAGCACCTTCAATGCCGACTCTTTCCACGGCGTCAGGCGAACAGGAGAGGGAACGCCGGCGGGCAAGTTCGTGACCAGCACCGGCACCTGGCAACGCTCAGGCGGGTTCCAGTCGAACATGTACCAGTCATAAAACGGTTGGTGATTACTGACCTCCAGCAGCGAATGATCGAGGCTGAAGGTGAAACAGTCACCGTGGCGCGTCCAACTCGACCTCGGTACGAGGACCCTCACGCCGAGGTGTTCCAGCATCTTCACGATTCCTTTGCTGGCGTCGGTGATTTTGCTCACGATCACCAGCCGGTAATCCGGCCCGGCGCGCCCGTAGAGCTCGTCGCCGCGACACGGCAGGATCTGGTCAGCTACCTTGGCGTTCAGCTGCATCTTCGCCTCGACGCCGATCTGCCGGCCGTCCTCGTGCACGACCAGAACGTCGAAGCCGGCGGCCTCGGGGTAGCACGTCCAACCGGGCAGTTCTTTGAACTCCTGGATGAACAGCGCGCAGAGGTCAGCCTCCTTTTCGATTTTCTCGATAGGCATGTCTCGTCCTTGCCGCTATAGCGGCTGACTTTGAAGGGGGAGGGAGTTACTGCGTTTAAAGTGTTTTCTTTGCTAAAGTAGCGAAAACAATACAAGGAAGAACTCGTTGAATCGTTTACGAACTTATTGGGTTGATCAAGCTAATTTCTGGTTGAGCCGGAGTCTAGAGTGGTGGGCGCCGTATCTTACAGCCCTATATATAGGTGGTGCTGTTATCATCATGGGTGCAAAGTTTGACGATCTTATTGCGTTGAAATTGAACGAAATAGGAGATCTCGCTGCTGGTGTATTTGGTCCTTTAGCTTTTTTGTGGCTTATTCTAGGGTATCTGCAACAGGGGAAAGAGTTGAAGGCGAGTACGGATGCTTTGAAGCTTCAAGCCAAAGAGCTAAATAACTCCGTTGCGCAACAAAAGATGATGGTCGCATCCCAGGAAAGAAGTTTAATAAACTATGAAAATTCTATCGAGCCACTGCTGAAGGCGCTTGTGGTTTATGCGGGTTGGGATGAAGATGGTTTTTACTGCACTGTTAGTATTGAGAATTTTGGAGAGTACTGTGAGTTAATTAATGTGTATTCTCATGCGAAAAGTGGAGCGTCAAGTTTGGATAATTTGGATCCACTATTTACTGGGGATTTGGTAACTTATAGATTTTATGGGTTAAAAGAATTTGAGGAGTTTGAAGTAATAGTAGAGTATACGGCTAGGAGTGGAATTAAGAACGCTCAGAGCTTTGATATGAAAACGTATCGCGATGACGATGAATCGAAGCACAGATATTTTGTGAAGAAAATTCCTTTTTTGTCATCGAGTTTCTATAGAAATCCTACCCTCTAGTTAGCCGTTTCATACCCGGGCGGTAGAGGGTGGTGAGGGATCAGCTACAGTTCAGCGATCAGCCAATGGAGGTGGGTATGGATTGCTTTATCTGTGGCACCGAATCACGTGAGGTGCCATCGACGGGAGACTTCAAACAAGTCGCCTGCTCTGAGTGTGGTGAGTACAGGCTGTCAGGGACGGCGATTGCGCTTTTCAAAGAACACAACTGGAAGTTTGATGTCGACCTCACTCGGCGCTGGCTTACTACTCAGCAACTGCTCGGTACCATTCCTTTGATCGATTCGAGTCGTGCCGCTTCGCTGATTTAAGCGGCAGCCTTCAATGCCTCGATGATCCGCTGCCCGGCGAGTGGCGGCACTGCGTTGCCTGCCATGTGCATGGTCAGGCGGTGGTTGTCGGGACGCAGGGTGTTGGCGGGGAACGACATCGCCGCCAGCGCTTCATTTGCTGAAAGCATGCGCATCTGGTCGCCACGCACGAGAGCCCACCGGTCAAGCGTGGTGATGGTGCCGATCGGTCGGTTGATGTCGCGCCCGGTAAGTCCAGAGCCTTTGCCATAGTAGGGCATGATGAACTGGTCGCCGAAGCGTTCCCGGCCGTTTCTGACCCGGTCCAGCGTGGCCTGTGCGCGGCCCGGCTTCTCGATTGGTGACCAGCGGCCGGCTTCGAACTCAAGGAAGCTGGCCGCTGGCACGTGCTGGCGGCGGTGCAGCTCGAGCATCAGCGGCGACTTACTGCGCGTGCAGACCAGGAACAGCCTGACGCGGTGCTTAGGTACACCGAGGTCTGCGCAATCCACGACATGGGGCGCGATCATGTAGCCCAGCGCGGCCATGGCCTGAGACCAGGCTGGATAAAGCGCCCAGTCGGTGAACTCTTCGACGTTCTCGACCAAAACCACTTCGGGGTGGTGGAACTCGGCGGCGGACACCACGGCCCACGCTGTTGACCGGGAGGCGTCGTGCTGAGCGTTACCTGACTTCTTGCCGCGTGCTTTCGAGTGACCCTGACAGCATGGGGAGGCCAGCATGATGTCGTGGGCCGGAACCTTCGACCAATCCGCTTGGTGCAAGTCCTGGCAGACGTGTATCGCTTCCGGGTGGTTGGCGCTGTGCCATTCGACGGCGACCGGCCAGTGGTTGGCCGCCCAGATTACTTCGATGCCGGCATCGCGGGCACCGGTTGACCATCCGCCGAGACCGGCGAACAAATCGATTGCAGTGGGCATGTGCGTCCTATGCCGGGGCATGCCCGGGCGGTGAAGTAGCAATTTGATGTTGGTTTGTGGTTTATTGGTTCCGAGTTTTTACTATTTAAAAGAGGCAGCTAGTGAGCATAGAAAATCTGATGATGACAATTCACAGAGTTCCTAAAATAGAATTAGATACGGGAACAGACTGGACTGCAGTTTGGACTGCCGTCGGAACCTCACTAGCAACAATCGCTGTGGTGCTAATCACTACTTTGTATACGGCTTATTCTTTTCGTAAGACTATCAAGGCTCAAAAAGAATTGGCCGATGCACAAGAGGCTAGCCGTATAGCGCATTCAAAAGCTGAAGCTGTCGCACGCAGCAGGCAGGATTGGATAAATAGCTTGAGGGATGAGGTGGCGTTGTTTATCGCCACAGGTGACGAACTCGCCGCCGCATCGGGGAAGCTTCATGATAAAACTCCTTCGAACCCACAAACCCCTGAAGATGTGCAGCGCTCAAAAGATTTATATAGCCAACTTTACACCGATTTTGCTCGCAGCCTAATGACGGCAAAGTTGCATTATTCTAGGGTTCAGCTATATACAAATCCTACAGAAAAAGAAACAGACGAACTCTTAGGGGCTATGAATGCATACATTCAAGCATCTGTGAGTTGCAAACCTACTGCGGACTTAGGTGGTGTAGTGGTAAGAGTTACCCAAACAATAATAAAAAACGAATGGAGAAGAGTTAAAGCAATGAAGTGATTAATCCCCGCAGAAACAATCGATGTCTTCTGCCAGATACTCGAAATGGAAGTTGGTCTGTCTGGAGCGTTGCTCGGCAGACCAGCCCATCGTTTTGTAATCAGCACGATCCTGTCGAAACACCTGGCCGAACCGTTCTTCAGTGCCCGACCACCAGATAACCCGCGACGGGTCATCCATGATGGTCTTGATGAGCTTTCCTTCGTTCTTCTTCCAGCACAGGTCGCAGTTGCCGAAGTCTGAGTCCATGCCGAGATCGAAGGGCTGGGCCGCCCAGAACGCGCCGACATCCTCTTTGGTGATGCCGGCGGTGAAGGATGGGCAGACGTTGTCCCAGCGGGTGCCGCCGCGATCATTGGCGGCCATCATTCGATGGTAGCGTTTAGGCTCGTCGTACCGGATCCCCACGACGCAATCCCACTCGGTGTAACCCAAGGCGCGCATGTGCTTCTCGCCGATCTTCACCTTCAGGTATGCCGTGCACATGTTGTTCGAGAAGTTCGGCAGCACCGGCGGCAGGTTCTTCTCTGCTTTCCGGTATGCGGCGTAATACTCGAGCATCATAGTGAACGGCTCCCCGTTGCGGCTGGCCGTCTCGAAGTCCACCAGCTTGTACCAGGGCGCGTCATCGGGCTGGCCGTACACGCGACACCACTCCATCCAGACGATGTTCACTCTCCAACTCTTGGCGATTTGGTCGATGAAGACCAGCGTTTCCTCGCGCTCCTTGCCGGTATTCTGGAAGAACAGGTGAACGTCCGGTGGCAGAACTCCGCCATGCGCTTCGAGAATCTTGTAGACCATGTGCCCGCTGGTGCGACCACCGCTGATGCCGATCTGGGCCGGGCCCGTGATCAGGTAGGGATTCATAACTGCTCCAGACAGCCGATTGCCTCGCCGGCTGGCGTGATTCGTATAAGTGGGTAATATTTGAGGGCCAACCTTTGATCGGAGACAGATATGACCTATCACCGAAACTTTCCTGATGCCAATCTGTATGTTCCGGCAGTCGCAAGCGAAACCGATTGCTTTGAATGCGGGAAATACATTTCAGGAGCAGGTGTCGAATATCATGGTCATGATGCGCAAGGTAAGCTTGCTGCGGTCTATCTACATCCGACCTGTGCAACTGTTGTCGCTCAGAGACTGATCTGTGATGGATATCCAAACCGCCGAGAGGGCTGAAATCCCAGATGTTCGACCGCTGGATGCGCTGCGAAAGTGAGTTTCATTGCGGGATATCGATCTCATCATCAGGCTCTGGCGGATCGTCGGCCAGCGATTTCATGCCGGCGGCCTGAATAATGCGCGACACCTTTTCAGACACGACAAAAGGTGTCGTGACACACTTGAGCATCTGGGCCTGGGTTTCGAAGTCGGCGGCGATCAGGTTGCGCAGCAGGTTCTGGTAAATCTCCTGCTGGTTGTTGAAGCCGTGGGCGGCCATGATCCGCTTGAGGTCTGGCTTGAACACGCCGGCGACCTCAACTGTAAACTTCTCGACGCCCAATGCAGCGTCCTTCGCTGCTGCCTTCTCGCGCTTCTTGCGCTGCTTGATGGCCTCCGCTGTCAGTCGCGGCTCTTCCGGCGCAAGTTCCTGTTCTTCGGCCATGGCCTACCTCTTCAATTCCGCTGGCCGGCAAGTCCAGCCAGGTCTGTCGGCGGCGCGTGGCCGCCCGGTTGATGGTTCGTTTCACGCTGCGACCTTCACCTGATTCCAGGCGCCGGCGGCGAGGAACAGCTTTGCGGCCTCGGCCTCTTCCAGCGACACCTCGGCCGGGATGGCAATCCATCCAGACGCGAGGATGTGGTTCGGATTGCAGCAGTTGCGCAGCTCCAGGTAGTAATGCTCGATCACATCCGTCAGGCGTTCGACCTTGTACATGCCCTGTGGCGAGATCTCCGTGGACTTCAGGTACTCGGCGCCCAGCTCATTCCGGCACATGGCGGCGATGTAGATCGTCCAGTGATAGGAGAAGTCGAACAGGGCGTTGGCGATCGCCAAGCTCCGGATCTGCCGACAGTTCTTCCAGTTCACCATGATCTGGCTGCCGCTTGGGTCGATGTTGACCACCGCGACGTGGTTGGTGCTTAGCAGCGCCCGGCAACTGCGTTCGGCCCGGGCGAAACCGTTGTTGGGTTTGCGTTTCGATTTCATAGCGAGTCCGCCATTTTGCGCAGCGCCTTTCGTTCAGCGGCCGATATCGGCTTCGGGCGCCGCTTGAGGACCGTTTCAGGGTCTATTTTCTTCGAGCGGGGCGGTGGCAGCGGGTTGCGCGGCGGACTTTTCAATTGGTCGATCTGTCCGCCGGCGGCCAGGAACTGGGCGACCTGTTCAGAGATCGCCTCAGCGTCCGGCCGGTGCTGCTCCACCAGGTTGAGGTGGTTGCTGATCATGCTGACCTCACTTGATCCGGATCGAGCTTTCGCCACGCTCAAGGTGCGCCCAGGCTGGTTCCGGTAGCAGTTCATGCTCCGCGTCTTCGCCGGCGGCCATGCGTTTGCGCACAGCTTCGTTGTGCTCACGAATTTCCTTGAGCTTGGCGGCGATCGCATTCTTGTCCGGCGCGATGCTGGTTTTCACTGCGGTCAGCTCGTCCGGTACCGCGTCTTCGTTGTCGACGATGACTTTTTCCTTGCCCAGGGCCAAGGTGATGGTGAATAGCGGGCGTTTGATCGACTTGAGATTGGCGGCTTCCATGTTCCGGCGCAGGTAATCGCTGATCTGCGCTACGCTGTTGGACTTGATGCGCTTGAGCTCGGTCAGCCGTTCAATTTCGGTGTCGATGGCCGTCACGTCGCTTTCAATGTTGCGGCGCAGCATCACGATGTTGTCGGCCTTCACCTCGAACTCGCCTTGGATCTCGTCCATCGCGTGCTGCAGGGCCTCTTTCAGGCCCTCGTCGTCGGTGTCTGCCATTCCCTGAAGTTCGGCGAGCTTGCCTGTGAGTGCGTAGAGTTGCGTCATGCTGCAGTCTCCTGTTTTGGCTCAGCGAGCTTTCTCCACTCAAGGGAAATCCGGGCGGCGCCTTTCTCGTCCTTGCGCAGCGTGAGCTGGCGGACGGCGGTGTCGTGGATCTTCTTGAGTTCGTGCGGAGTTTTGGCGCCTTGCATGGTGTCGATGACTGACTTGATGTAATCGAGCCGGTCCTGCGCCTGCTTTGCGATCTCGGCATCCCTGTCGACAGCCAGCTCGATCGCTTCCTCTTCCTGGCGCTGCTGGACGTAATCGCGATCATCGAACATACCCAGGAACACGTCAGCGCTGAAACCGAGCATCGAAAGGGACTTTTTGATTGCGTCGGTGAGGGACTTCTTCGGCGCCTCGCCGTCCGTGGTGGTTCCGAACTTCGATTTGTAGAGGTAGGGCGTACAGCCGTACTGCTCCAGCTCACCGCGCTCGCCGTCGATCTTGTACCAGAACAGGATTTTTACCGTGTGGTTCAGCTCGAATCCTAGGCTTGCGCGCTTGTCACCTTCGCCAACAAACATTTCGGCGCCCTTGTCGAAGCGCTCTTCGGTTATCTTCCAGCCGAAGCCAATGCCTACCGGGCCGAACACCTCGGTGGCCTTCATGATCATGGCCGTGCCGTTCAGGCTGGTGATTTGCTGGCCGCCGACCTTGGCGTCTTTGGTGAACCTGGTATCGGTTTTTTCAACCCGGTTCCAGATCTGCATGTTTTTATCGGACATGACTGTTCTCCACGCCACCGGAGAGGGGCGCTGTGGGAGGGTTATTCGGTGGCTTTGCTGATTGCGGCGCGGAGCTCGAGGATTTCCCGAAACTCCATGTCCTCGGCTCTGTCGCCGATGCCCGGCACATAGTTGAATGAGTCAATGAACTTTGCCCATGCATCAACCGTTTTCTTGGCGGCTGCCAGTAGTGCAGGAGAGGCGGCGATCAGCTTGGCGTCTGCTTCCTCGTACACGAAGTCGACGACTTGTTCCTGGTCTTCGTTGTAATCGATAGCCCACCCGATTTGCCCCGGGAACCCCAGTCCACCGATCTGTCGAGCGACCCACGGTCCCGGCGTGTGTTTTTTATCGGTCATGACGATTCCTTGCCGCGCCCAGCGCGGCGATTGAATGCTTGGTTTATTGAGTGATGCGGTCGGCGAGGGCGCTGAGCAGCATCAGAAGGGTGAAGACCCCGATGGCGGAGAACGAGCCGCGCCGGATCAGAATGCGGCGGGCCAGCTGCCGGGAGGTCACCGGAACACCCGGTAGGTGGTTGGCTGCGGTACTTGGCACACACCAGAGTCACTGGTGATGACTTTGTAAGCGCCTGCACTGGCAACAAGGATGACGACAAGCGCCCAGTAGAAGAGATTCATGGCCGAACCCTCGCGGCGATGCGGCCGCCTTTCATGGTCACTGACAGGCGCTGCGGCAGATCCTGAACCAGATCCTCGCGCTTGCGGCCGATCACCTCGTTGAAGGGCAGGCCGAAGCCGAGGATGGCGATGCGGCGCTCCATGTCGTCGAGCTGTTCATCGATCAGCGTTTTTACCGGTGGCGTACTCATGCAGCCTCCTTGCGCTGCCGACTGATCTTCAGCAGGCGGGCGCTGTAGTGGTGAAATTCCTCGGCGGTGATGTCGCCGGCGGTGAAGTGGCGGACAATCAGACCCTCGGTCAGGGTGTCGTCCAGATCGCGGTTGCCGGGATGCTCCAGGGCTTCCAGCGCCTGATCGATGGCGATGTGCGGGCTCACAGGTCACCGTCCACATCGTCTTCTGCTGCCTCGATCTCAGCGGCCACCGCATCGGCGGCGTGCGGGCGGAGGAAGTTGGCGGCGATCGCTTCCAGTTGCGTGACAGGGCTATCAGTGCCCAGCAAGTGCTTGGCGTGCGTCATAGCCTCGGACGGGCTGCCAACCACGACGGCCAGCACCAGGTTGGCGAACGAGTCGCGATCATCCAGCCCGTCGATCTGCCGCTGGTTCAGGTGGTGCTGGAGGTGTTCGGCGTATTGCGCCGTGGTCACCTTCTGCACCGGGCCGAACCGGCGCTTCCATTCAACATCAGAGCCGCACACCAACTGTTCAGCGGCGCCTTCCAGCCATTCCCGTTCTTCGTCCGACTCGCTCACCGCCGGCGGCAACTGCGCGTCGAAGTTGGCCTGACAGAGTTTCAGTGCTGCGTTCATGGTTGCCTCCAGAGCGGTGGGGTTTTATTTGGCCGGCTTTGCCTTGGCTGGCGCTTTTTCCTCAAGATCGGCGAGTTCTTTTTTGAGATTGGCAATTCGCTTAACTCGCTGGGCGTCCGCCTCTGCGTCGCACTTCTGAATGGCTGCCTCAGGAATTACGATTCCTTCGATTTTTTGCCAGGACGACAAATGAAACGAACTGCGCTTATCGGCGAGATATGAAGCGGCCTGCTTGTCACACTCGGCCTGCGCAAGGGTTAAAGCCTCCGCGTAGCTGCATACTGGGAAAACCTGGTCGCTTCCGCCGCTGCCATCGCGATAGCTGTGCAGGCGATAGGTAAGATTTCCATCTGAGTAACCGTAAACGGAAAGCAGCTTGATTCCGTCTACCTGCATGCGCCCGTGGTAGGTGTCTATGTCATATGCCTTACTGCCTTCTTCCCACTCGAAAATCTCGGGCGAATAGCCAGAAATGAAAACGTGAGTGATCTGCCCGGACAAAACCTTCTTCAGAAGATCCAGCTGGTCTGATTCTGAGTTTTCGACGAATTTGAACAAGGCATCAGCATGGTGCTTCGCCTTGTCCTTGATCATGGTCAAGCGCCTTGCTTGCTGATCAATGCTCGACTCCAACTCCTTGCGCGATCGCTCGTACCGCGCCTCAAGCTCGCGCAGGTTCTTTTCTTTCCACGATTCAGCTGGCGCGTCATGGAGGCTTTTCACCACGAAGTTTTCGCCGCTCGGGATCTCTTGCCCGGCGCTGACGAAGATCTCTTGCACGATGGTTTGCTCAGCGTTGAGCTTGCCGACGACCAAAACCTTTTTGCCGTCGCTGGTGTACTTGATATCGGTCATCGCTTGCTCCTGGTTGATCCAACAAAACTCGGATGCACTCATCCGCTCCGCTGGTTGCTGTTGGGCGCGGAGGGGAGTGCATTCGGGATTTGTCGGGGAGAGTGGCCCGGTCTCGCTGCTGGCGACAGACCGGGGTTGCAGCATCAGATTGTCGACGTTCGTACGGGTGGCCTGCCGTAATTACGGCCGATGCGCGGTGACATCGACAGCCTACTGTCCGCTGCCTGTATGAGAGATGGGCGTTGGCCTTCAGGCTTGCCGCGCCGCGCGAGGTCAATCAGTCCAACTATTTTATGATGGTCATCCTCCAATGCGCGCCGTTGGCATCTTGGCGGGCGCTCGCCGTACTCAGTCTTCAAAAATGCAGACGACCGGAGCTGATCCCGGCATGACTATTAGCGGCCTTAGTGACACCGGAGTTTCACCGGGGCGAAGGTTTCAGCCGCTTATTCTTGGACTAGCCGTGGCCATCTGGGCGCTTACTCACTCTACCGGCCACGATTCCCGCGATCCCTCAGGTCTTACACTTGCCCATCAGCCTGGGCATTCATCCGCATCGGATTGCGATCTTGCTGAACTTCAATCAGCACCTCCCTCGCGAGCGGGCGCCCTGTCTGGAAGATCGCAAACCGATGCGCTCTCATAGAGAGGATCGGGCAGTTAACGACAGGCTGTCGTGGCGCTGGTTGTTGCTGCAAATTCGTCGAGCTCGGCCATGTATCCGACGTTGTTCAGGTCGACGCTGTTTGTCGACATCCCGTGGTCAAGGATGAGCCTCAGGCATTCACGGCTTCCATTCTCCAGAGTCAGGCAGCTATGTTTGCCAAGGCCTTGAAATTCACCGCTTGCCAAGCCTTCAAGGCGCTTCTCGTGGTGCAGGCGGTCGTAGTGTCGCTGTCTTTCATGAAGGCTCATTCCGTGTACTCCGGTTGATTTCCCGTCTGGCCCTGTCGCCAAGGCCAGCCAGTGAAATCGTCATGCTGCGAAAAGCTCTTGCTGAGCTGGTTGTGGTGCGCAGCGCTGTAGGCCTGCTCTTACCGCTGACTCCAGCAACTCGGCGTCTTGTTCCAGCTCCGGGAAGCATCCAGGAACGAGGCTGATTGCTTGGCGAAGCTCGGCGGCGCGACTCTGCAGCGCCGGGATAACGATGGAGCGCATGTTGCCGACGGTGCGGCGGTCAAGGCTGCATTCCCGGCAGAGCCGGATGTAGTCGAGGATGAATTTCGGCATTTCGTGTTCCTCCGATGATTTCCAATGCCGCCTCATCGAAGCGGCATCAGTAAATCTGTTGGTCTTGCTTTCCGCCCCATGCGCGGCGCCTCGGTTTCCCCACCTGGCCGGCGTCACACATTTCGTGTTCGATGTTCTTCGCCGGCTGGCTTGCATGGTTTGGCGTCCTCCCATATGGGGAGTCCGGCAGGTTCCAGAGCCTGCATGGGGATCGAAGTTTGTGTTTCGCGCTATGCCCGTTTCCGGGGATCGATCCGCGAAGATTCCTGACTGTTAAAGAGCGGCGGGTCTCTTGAGGCCCTGTCCAAGTGCAAGTGGACTTGCATTTATAAAAGCATGCTGGTGTTCTCAATGCAAGCAAGCTTGTATTTATTTTTAATACTGTATGCGCATCCAGTAGTCAGGAGTTGGGTATGAGTAGCCAAGAAAAGAGCCGGTCGCAGAATGATCGCCAAGTGTTAACCGGCCTGGAGCGGCTATCGCTCAGGGTGTCGTCGATGATCAATCACCCGGTAGCGCAGATTCAGCGATGGGTGACGATCCATCGACTGGACACGGATGGAGAAAGGGAGTGGGAGGAGGTGATGGGCCTTCTGTCAGAGACGGAATGCATAGATATGACGTTCAACGATGATGAATCAGTGACGCTTAAGTGGGACTCGGGTGTAGATGATGGCGGGCAGGTCGAGGTTTTGGACATGCTAGAGGAGGCGGCACCGTTCTGACGAGAAAAGAAAAGCCCGCATTTAGCGGGCTTATTCACATACTGCAGAGCTATCTCACTCTTGCAACTTATAGCCTAAATAGTAAAGCCCCCAGAAAGTAGCTAAAATCATTTGATACGTAAAAAGAAGAAGCATGAAAATAGAGGTAGAATATATATAGTGGCCGACTAGGGTCCCGTTGTAAATAAATCCATTCAGTTCGGAGCCAAATGAAATAAGGGTGATGCAAAAAATTACAATGGTGATGCTTTCCCCTGTCAGAAATGCGAATAACATCGCTAAAAAACGCCGCCTTGTTAGATCTATAGTGTTCTCTCTCCCTCTTAGTTTTATGACAACTTTAGGAGTTGGTTCGGGTAGAATATCATCTATATCTAGACGGCCAAAAGTAGCTATCGCAGCGAGGGCGGCAATATAAAAGCCAGGAAGTGATTGAACGAAAGAAAGCAGCATCGCAATCATCCCGTTGGGCTCTACCAATTTAGAAGTGTTGGAGAGTAGGGCGATCAGTGCGATGCTAATTGAAGCCAATATGCATGGATAAAGCCAGTCAACAACCCACTTATATGGGTGCTGGATGGCTAGATATCCAAAAGGTTTAAGGAGCTGGCCTATTAACATTATTCACTCCATGAGTGCTAGAACTTCCTTGATTATAAAGTTATTCGCCACTTCAAAGCTATTGGTATTTACAAGAGGGGCCGAAATAATGTGGCGTTTTATATATTTTTCGTTGTCTATTAATTTTCCTGAGTCTGCCGAAATAGTAGCTTCACGAGGCTCACCATCTCCGTTTTTGAAACGCAACCGCATCTGTTTGTATTCGACTTGATTCTTGGTGATTTTGTTGCGTATCTGCCTCACGGATGACGCAACAGAAGCCATTAATCCTGGTTCTGGGCGGAGCTCAATGGTGCGCAGTCTTTCCTTGACTGCTCCAGTATCGTCCCATGTTGCTCCCTCTTCCGAAAAACTGAGTAACTGGATTGAAGATAAGGTTCCACCGTTTAGATCATTTTCAAACTCGGCTGACGGGTGACCTTGGAACTCAATTTGGTGAAGAAGATGAACCATCATCGGCTCGCCTTTGGCATTTTTAGCGCCGTTGACGTTGGGAATCATATACTTGCTTGGAAACTGCTTCTTGCAAGCACGAAACAGAAACCTGATATAATCACTTATGCTACTGGCGTGTAGTCCGGAACCATACACCGTCTCAATAACGCATAGATAGTAATTATCTCCTTTTACCGGATTGAAATCGAGAATGACATGAGCAGAATAGTCCCCGCCGTGCCCTGGCGGTTTTTGGTGGACTACTCGACTTTTTGACTCGGGATCGGTCGACACGGCATCAGGAGCGTTCGGGTCACTTCTGTTAACAAGTAGTACGAGTCTGTCACCCTTTAGTTGCATATCTGACAAATAAAGCTTTGCGGACGTATCAGTTCGTCCTTTTTTTACTATTTTATCTCCATTCGAAAATAGCGTGCGGATATCCTCGTATAGATCTCGAAGAGACTTAGGTTGTGCATCGAAAAGAGCCAGGTTACCTGCTGCTCTAGATGTTCCTAAAGCTGATATTTTCAAATCATAAAACGTTGCAGTCCTGTGCATGACTTTCTCTTCACCTAGTGTTGGCTGTTTGGCAGTTATTTATATAGTTTAAGTTCTTGTCTACCGCTATCTAGGTTGTGCTCAGACAAGGTTTGCATTCCAGACTAACAGCACACGCGCTTGGATGAATGTATCATCCGACCTAATCGTTTGTGGCGGATGGCGATCATTGTCGGAAATCATCTTGATCTGATCGTCACCAACCCACTGAAGCCTCTTGATGTAGAGATGACCTTCCCACGAAAACATGTAGATCCCATCCCCCACGAATTCCCGGATGCTGATGTCGACCAGGAGCGGGTCGCGATGCTTGATTGTCGGCGCCATCGACTGGCCCCATCCGGTCACCATCTTCAAGTGAAAATGCTCTTTGAACTCGACACCCATCTCTCGAAGATGCTGGGGGCTTACTCGGACATCCTGCAGCATCTCTGGGTAGTCATGGGGGATCTGACCTCCACCCATTGCTGCACGGACGTCATAGTGCGCGATCCACACTTCATCACCGACAGCGCCCGGCCGGTAATAGTCGACCTCATCCGCATCCCCGAGCACTACGTGCTGGGCTGCATCTTTCACCGCATCAGCAATTTTCGTCCGAGCTTCTTCGCTTAGGTTTTTCCCATGCTTGGCCAGCATCGCGCTGACCAGGTCAGCGGATGATTTTGCCTCGGCAACTTCTGAAGCCTGGGCGCCGCTCTTGCGCCGAGGCGGCTCGCCTTTTCCTGACAAAAGCCAGTCGACCGTCGTGTCGTAGCCGTCGGCAAGTGCGATCAGGTTCTCGTTCTTGATGTTTTCGGTATCGCCGGCGAACCACTGCCGCACAGCCTCATAACTGATGCCGCAGGTGGTCGCGATGTCTCGCTTCACGCTCCGCACGCCAATGTCCGGCTTTCGGGCAAGAACAAGTTTTGTGATTCGTTCAGTCGTTTTCATGGCTGCAATCTACAAGAGTGCTTGTCAAGCATGCTTGTTTTGAATACACAAGCATGCTTGAATATGAGGAAGAGCAAAGGAGGTCGGTATGACCAAGTCGCAAGCAATCAAGCATTTCGGCTCCATCTCCGCCCTGGCAAAGGCCCTCAGCGTTACCTATGAGGCAGTCCGTCAGTGGGAGATGGTGCCCGAGTTGCGCCAGTACCAGATCGAGCGAATCACCAAGGGCGCCTTGAAAGCCAGCCAGCAAGACGCTGCTGCGTAGTCATACCGCCGGTTCGATAGACGTTTTTCCATTTCTGAAGCCAGGAGCATCGAAGCATGTACATGGACCCCAATCAAAAGCGCGCCATCCCGGTGAAGGTTCGATTTGAGCCGGTGCTTGATCGGATTCTGCGTAAAGCCGCGACCAAAACCCGTATGCAGCACGCCACATATCTCTACGAAATCATCGAGTGGGCTGTAGCCAATGGCGTGATCGAGGAACTGATGCAGGACAAACAAGAAGATATCGCGGGCTGAAGCCCCTTTGGAGGGCCAAATGACCGTAGAGCTTGAAAGGCTGCCACCGCGGACTCGACAGCGAGTGGAGGAACTGATGCGCGTAAACGGCTGGAGCTTCAGCCGTGCGATCAACGAAATGACGGGAACCGCCATCGCGAGTGGGGCGCTTTCCGAGGTGGGTAGGAAGAAGGCGCCAGTCCTTCAGCTGGTGACCCCAATGAGGGCCTCTGGCAGGGACTCTTCGGGGTAATCCAGAGGGCCTCTGCCAAATTCGGGACGAAAAAAAGCCGGGATTGCAGCCCGGCTCTCTTAAAACGCGTTGTGGAGCAAATCATGCACCAATCAAACCAAACGATCAATACCCCGGCCAGTGTCGCGACACAATTTGGCAACGGTGAAAACGTGTCGCGTGAAAAAATGAGCAGCTTCGACTTGCTCGACCTGGTCAACGCCGCGCGCAAGGAGTTTGGCGAAAGCGAGGTTCGTCGCAACGATTTCACCGCGCGGTGCCGCGACGAACTGGACGGCGAATACTACGAAACTTTCGTAGTAAGGAATCAGCGAGGACCAGCCTCTGAGGCATTGATGCTGACCAAGGATCAGTGCCTCTTAATATCGATGCGCGAATCGAAAGCAGTTCGACGCTCGGTCGTATTGAAGATCAATGCTCTGTCGCAGCCTCGCGAACTGTCCCGTATGGATCTTATCCAGCTCGCATTCGAAGCTGAGCAGCAGCGCCTGCAACTGACGATTCAGGTCGAGGCCCAGGCGTCGAAGATCCACTCCATGGAGAACCTGTTCAAGGAGGGGATGACCCACACCCAGTTCTGCAAGGGCCTCAATGGGGTCAACGTCATGCAGGTGGGGAAATTCCTCGAGGGCCGGAGCTGGCTCTACAACGAAAGCAAATCCGGCCTGCGCTTCCGTGTGGCGTCCTACGCCCGTGACAAGTACATGACCGAGCATCAGCACGAAGTCACTCCCCACGGCCGCGAGCCGTTCGTTTCTTTCACGCCAGTCCTGCTGAAGAAGGGTGCCGTGCGCCTCTACGACCTGTACCTGGCCGGCGAGCTGCCCATGAAGAAGAACTGGAACGGGTTGTTCACCCACGACAAAGCACTCAAGGGGGCCGCATGATGGCCAGATCCAGAAATATCAAACCGGGGTTCTTCTCGAACGAACACCTGGCTGAAGTAGATTTCGCAACGCGCCTCCTGTTCATCGGCATGTGGACCGAAGCTGATCGGGAAGGGCGCCTGGAAGATCGCCCGCGCCGTCTGAAAATGGCCCTGTTCCCGGCGGACAATGTCGACATCGAAAAGATGCTCGCCGACCTGGATCATTTGGGGTTCATCACGCGGTACACCGTTGGATCATTCAAGGCCATCCAGATCGTGAACTGGTCGAAACACCAGAACCCACACGTCAAGGAAGCCAAAAGTGTCATCCCTGAAATGCCCGGATTAGAGGGCTCTGAGGGTGAGCATGGTGCAAGCCCGGTGCAAGCACCAGACAAGCACAGTTCTTTCCCTGCTGATTCCCTCTCTCTTGATTCCGGATTCCTGATTCCTGATTCCCTCACTCCGTCGCAGGCTCCGGTGGCGACCGAGGGCCTGTTCGCTTCGTTCTGGAAGCTCTACCCGCGCAAGGTTGGAAAGGACAAGGCCGAGAAGGCGTGGGCGAAACTCAAGGTGGATCAGGCGCTGTACGACCTGATGGTCGCCGCTTTGGCCAAGCAGGTGCTGACGCCTGACTGGGCCAAGGAGCGCGGCCAGTTCATCCCGCACCCTGCGACATGGCTCAATGGCAAGCGTTGGCAGGATGAGATCCCCGATGTGCCAACGAACGTGCACCCGTTCCCGCAATCGCGCCACACCGGCTTCGCTGATCGTGATTACAAGGCCGGACTGACTGAGCGGGAGGATGGCACCTATGCATTCTGAACAGGTTCAAGCCACCCCCGAACTGCCGCCAGGTACTCGCATCCAGCCGGCCGAGTGCGAAACCCACGGTTCCTACGATCAGAAGGTCTATGCCGTGCTGGGCCGTGAACTCAAGAGCGGTTGCCCCGAGTGCAGCCGCATCCGCAGTGAGGAGGATGCCGAGCGCCAGTTGGCGCAGGAAGCGGCATTGGCCCGCTTCCACATGGCCGAGAAGCTGGGAGCCGCGCTGATCCCAAAGCGTTTCGCTGGCAAGACCTTCACCGGTTACATCGCCAAGACCGCCGAGCAGCAGAAGGCACTGAATACCTGCATGCGATACGCCGTTGAGTTCAAGCAGATCTCCGCCGTCGGCCGCTGCCTGTTGCTGCTGGGCAAGCCTGGCACCGGCAAGACGCATCTGTCGGTCGCGATCGCCAACGAGATCATGGCCACCTCCAGCGCCACGGCCGTGTATCGCACCATCGGATCGGTGCTGCAGGCCATCCGCGCGACTTACGACCACACCAGTGACCAGAGTGAGAGCCAGATCCTGTCGAGCCTCATCAGCCCCTCGCTGCTGGTCCTGGACGAGATCGGCGTGAGCAAGGAGAAGCCCAGCGACTTCGAGCTGACGACCTTGTTCTCGATCATCAACGGCCGGTACGAAGAGCTTCGCCCCACCGTCATCGTGTCCAACCTCGACGCGAAGGCCTTGGCCAGTGCAATCGGCGAACGCTGCGCTGATCGCCTGCGAGAGGGCGGGGTGATCGTCGTTCCGTTCGAATGGGAATCTCAGCGCGGCAAGGAGGGTTTCTGACATGACCGATTACACCGGACTGAAGCGGCTGTGCGCTGCTTTGATTTCAGCGAACGAAGCCTATCTGGATGACAGCTGTAGCCTTGAAAATCAGGAGCGGTTCCATGCAGCTGATGATGCACTGCAAGACGCTCTCCCTCCTGAGGTTGTGCTGGCCATCATTGCCGAGAACGAGCTGTTGCGTGAATCCCCGGGCATGGGGGCTATTCGCTCGCTGCGCGGCGATTGCGCTGACCTGATGGCCGAGTGCGACCGGCTCAAGGCCGCGAACGAGACGCTGCGCGAGGATGCGGAGCGATATCGCCGTATGCGAGCGGCAACCCTGAGGCAAGGTGGCGTGCTCGCCGACCAATTCGACGCCGAGTTCGACGTCCAGCTCGGTGCAGCCATGGCCGAGGCGGTGAAGCCATGATTGGACAAAAGCGGTTGTGGGTTACCCAAGTTGCTCTTTCGACGCTTGAGTCGTGGTATGTGACTTGGGAGGTTTTCCGCAACAAAGGGGATCGTGAAGTGCGTCGCCGTGCGATCTGCTGCAAGGCGCACGGTCTCGTCTGGCATGACCGCCACTTACTGAGAGGGGTGGAGGTGTTCAATGACTGACAAGATCAGCGTCAACTGCCAAGCCAAGCTCTCTGAGGCGATCACCAAGCTCAGCGCAATGTTCCGCGACAAGAAGTTCGTCGTGGTGTCCCTGCGCCCGGGCAAGGACCGCACGCTCGACCAGAACCGGCTGTGGTTCGCGATGTACAAACGCATCGCCCAGATGACCCAGATCGGCGATGAGGCCGACGCCCGCCGGTACTGCAAGCTGCACATCGGTGTGCAGATCCTTCTGAACGAGGATGCCGGTTTTCAGGCTGAGTGGTACCGGGTTATGCGTCACCTGCCGTACGAGACGAAGCTGGCCATGATGGGCGGCTGCCATCTGTTCGGCCCGGACGGTTTCCCGGTGACGAGCTTGTTCAATCGAGCCCAGGGCGTGGCCTACACCGACCGCATCGTTGCGCGCTTTGCACCGCAGGGCGTGTACTTCGATGATCTGCTGAGCCAGGAGGCCGCATGACGATTGAACGGAAGCAACCTCGCCCGAAAAAGTGCGCGGTCAAAACCTGCAGGGCCTCTTTCGTCCCGCGCGTGAGTTTTCAGTCCTGGTGCTCGCCGGACTGCGCCGTTGTCATCGCGCGGCACAAGCAGGAGAAGAAACGCAAGTCGCTGGCCAGCATTGAGCGCCGCGAGATCAAAGCTCGCAAGGAGAAGCTGAAGAGCAGGGCGGATCACCTACGCGAAGCCCAGGCTGCGGTGAACGAGTACGTCCGCCTGCGTGACGCGCATCTGCCGTGCATCAGCTGCGACTCGATGCCGAATGACAGCGACCTAATGACCGGCAGCCGCTGGGACGCCGGCCACTACCGTTCCGTCGGCGCATGTCCGGAGCTGCGTTTCGAGCCGCTGAACATCCATCGCCAGTGCGTGAAGTGCAACCGCAACCTGTCCGGCAACGCGGTCGAGTACCGCATCCGGCTAGTGCTGCGCATCGGCGCCGAAACCGTGGCTTGGCTCGAAGGGCCTCATGAGCCCCGCAAGTACACCGTGGAAGAAATCAAAACCATCAAGGCTGAGTACCGGGCCAAGACCCGAGAACTGAAGAGGGCTGCAGCATGAACTACCACAACGTGATTTCCGCAGTAGTCCGGGCCTTGGCTGCCGAGACGATCAACAGTTCCGGCGGATGCAACGTCGAGCCCCGGGTGCAAGCCAGCAAGCTCAAGGGCGAGATATCCGGGAAGGATGCCGCGCTGTTGGCTGACTGCATCGTGCACAAGCTCTTGCACGCCCAGCTTTCCCCGAGGCACTGGAACGCCTTGGTGGCGAAGTACAGCACGCACCGTGGCCGTAAGATCGACTCCATCGGCCGGCTGGTCGCCGTGGTGAAGACCCCGGCGCCGCAGCTCTTCACGCAGCAGGCTGTCTTGGTATGGGCGGTGCCGCAGCAGGTGAAGGGCATTCAGCGGGCGGTAACCCAGATCAAGGCGCCGAAGCACCGGGAGAACAAGGAAAAGGGCCAGTGGGATTGGCGCAACGCGGCGGCTGATGCTGACGTTGCCCGGGCCAACAAGCATGCGCGCGCAGTAGCAGAGGACAAGCCCGGAGAGATGATCGTCCTGGCCGACTCGAACTACGACATGACGAACTGGGACTCTCAGGGCCTCACAGAGCGCACCTACCAGCGCTGGAACAAGGCCATCAAGGAGGGTTTGGAGTCGCTTGTGAACGAGGCTCTGGTCGAGGCGCAGCACATGCTTGAAGCAGTGGGAGTGCTCGAAAGCGAGGCGGCATGAAATAGCCCCTCAAAAGGGCTTGCAATGTCATGTCGCTATGTCGCATTATTCACCCATCCTGTCATTTCTGCGCGTATCGAGGAGTGACAAACGAAACCCGGCCATAGCGCCGGGTTTTTTGTTTCTTGCTGGCATACTAATCTCTCTTTTTTCAGGGAGAATTGAATGTCTACTTACACGCTAGAACTAGTTTCCGCATCCTCGATCAAAGAGGATGTTTCAAAATTGGGTGGGCATAAGGAGCTTTGGCGCGTCAAATACGGGGTATCGCTCGTTGCCTATTGCACAGAAAAAGGCCTGGCGGATCGTATTGCCCATGGCAATCTTTACCGGCCAACGATTAGCTCCACAGGAAATCTTTTTCCCTATCCTTCGAGCGATATGCCGAAGGCGATTTGCGTTGGCACGACCAACACCCTCCTTCATGAGGACGACAAGCGGAAGAGCGCTGTCTAACTAATCACTTGAGATAAGCTTGAAGGAGGAAGCCCGGCCACCGCGCCGGGTTTTTTATTGCCCCGAATTTACCTGTAGCCAGGACAGCCCTCGGGAAGACCTGGACGTCGATAGCCGGATAGTGCGGCGTACGGAATCAACACCGGCAGCCCGTGCACCCTGACCTCACCATTTGCTTCAGGGTGGCGCGAGACTGGATCAGCGAGATCGATGCAATGGGGCGTCGACGTTGAGAAGGCCTTTGGCGGACAGCGCGGAAAGACGCGCGCACCTATTCAGGGCCTCTGCACTCGCAGGGGCTTTTCGTTTTTGGGCAATGCCCAGGCCACGCAGGCCATTTTTATTTCGGAGTGGCGATGGATCCTACTGACCTCGGCCCAGGCACAGCTACCTGGCTGGGCGGTAGTGCCACGGTGATCCTTGGCGGGCTGCTGTGGTTGCGCAGATTCCTCTCGAAGGACGCCGCTGAGCGGGCAATGGACAACGCCGATATCGGTACCGTCCGCCGCCTCAATGAGCTGCTCGACTCGGAGCGATCCGCCCGGAAGGAAGCGGAGGCCCGTGCCGACCAGTTCGCGAAAGAGCGCAACGACCTGGCCGCCTCAGTTGGCCGCATGGAAGGGAAGATTGAAGCGCTGACCAGTCAGGTCGCCCAGCTCACGGAGCGAGTAACCCTGCAGAGCGACGAGATCACCCGCCTGCGGAACAAGCTCGGAGGAGTCGCGTGATGGACAGATGCGCAATGGAATTTATTGCTCGCCGCTGGTGGCGTCGGGCAGAGGTGTGGGCGATCGCCATTGTGCTGGTCGCCGGCGGTTCGGTGTTGGGGTATCAGGCCTGCTACTGGTCGCTTGCCGAGAAGCAGGCGATGGAGGTCGAGGAGATCCGCAGCGCTTACGCAACCGCCATGAATGAGCGGGACCAGCGGCTGGACGAATTGACCCGAAAGACTGGAACGGCCGCCGAGAAGGCATCGAAGGCTGCAACCACTGCCACGCAGGCAGCGGACAAGGCGCTCGAGGCAGTTGACCGAGTGAGCCAGTAAGTCGCGACACGTTTCGCGAATCAGCAAATTGTGTCGCGACCTGAAACAGTCTAGGTAGGCAAGTGATCTATTTATTGCGGTTCAGTTCGACCAATTCATGGCTGTACTTAGGGCCAGTCCGTAACCTTTGCTAAGTGCCTCACCGACCAATTCCTTTAGTTTTGCCGTAGCACCATCCTTAGCTGCACTTGCTATCTGACCGCCAAGGCTTTCACCTCCAACGCTCTTTGGGATTGCCTTGAGTACTTCTAGAGTTTTGGCAGTAAGCGTGCAGTCTTCAAAAGTGTATGCATAGGAAGACTTGGTGCGAGCCACGACGTAACCAGACTCAATCAGCCACTCCACTGTGTCTGCAAAGAACTCACCCGGGCGATCAATGTGGTCAGGGAAAGACTCTATGAAATCCATGGAGCTGATATCGATCGCGACTGGGAATTTTTGGTACAGCTTTGAGAAAATCAAACCAGTTATCTGGTCGAATAGATCAATATTTGTGTCAGCCATTACTGATTCTTTCCGATTGAGAGTTTTTCAATCAATACCGGGAACAAGCAGTAATTTCAAGATCAAGGTGATCCGTGAATAGGCCATATCCGCCAGCGTCACTGCTTGAGCTTTCGGACCTGTCCAGCTTCGGCATCCGCCTGATCCCGGCTCCCGAAGTGTGGGAATGGCTCCAAGCCGAGATCCTTGCCGACACCGGAAGCATCCATAACGAAGAGCACGCCCATCTGATCGATGCGGACATTCGTGTGATGTGGGCGTCTGCGGCTTTCACGAGGAAGGGGCGGACGGTGGTAGGACAGGCCGAGCAAGTCGCGTTCCGCGCCGGCGGTTGGCAGAAGGCTCGTATGGAGCAGCAGATGCTGGATTGGTTCGGCGACGTGCCGGCCTACATCATCACCCTGGCTGCCGACTACTGCGCTGACTGTTCCGACGCTGACTTCTGCGCCCTGGTCGAACATGAGCTGTATCACATCGCCCAGGCGAAGGATCAGCACGGTGCGCCGAAGTTCACCCAGGAAGGGTTGCCGAAGCTTGAGATGCGCGGTCACGACGTTGAAGAGTTCGTCGGTGTTGTACGTCGCTATGGCGCGAGCCCGGCGGTTCAAGAACTGGTGGACGCTGCAAACAATCCTGCTGAGGTGGGGAAAATGAACATTTCGAGGGCCTGCGGAACCTGTCTGCTCAAGTCGGCCTGACTTTGACAGTACTTTGACGGATGCCCACTTATGGCCGCACTCAGAGACGAGGTGAAAGCCTTTGTTGTACAGGCTCTCGCCTGCTTTGACACGCCATCGCAAGTGGTGGCGTCCGTCAAAGAAAGATTCGGGCTCGAAGTTACCCGCCAGCAGTGCGAGGCATACGACCCAACCAAGTACGTTGGACGCAACCTGCACGTGAAGTGGCAGACGCTGTTCAACGACACCCGAAAGAGGTTCCGCGAAGAGACAGCAGAGATCCCGATCGCCAACCGAGCGTATCGACTTCGCACCCTGGGACGCATGGCCGAGAAGGCCGAGAACATGAAGAACATGGCGCTGACTGCCCAGTTATTGGAGCAGGCCGCGAAGGAAGTCGGCGATGTCTATGTGAATCGCCAAACCAAAAACGAAAACCCTCACGACAATCTCCCGCCCACCCGAGTGCAGGTAGACGTGGTGGACGCGAGGAAGCCTGATGCCGACGCTTAACGTCCCGCAGGCAAAATTCCTCCAGATGGAGAACAAGTTTCGCGGCTTTGTCGCTGGGTTTGGTTCTGGGAAAACGTGGGTAGGCTGCGCAGGCATCTGCAAACACGTATGGGAATGGCCTCGGATCAACTCGGGGTACTTCGCTCCGACCTATCCGCAGATCCGCGACATCTTCTTCCCGACGATTGAAGAGGTGGCTTTCGACTGGGGCCTGAAGGTCAAGACGAAGGAGAGCGACAAGGAGGTCGAGTTCTACAGCGGTGGCCAGTACCGCAGCACGACTATCTGCCGTTCGATGGAGAAGCCGCAGACGATTGTTGGTTTCAAGATTGGCCATGCGCTGGTGGATGAGCTGGACGTCTTGCCCGCACTGAAGGCTGAGCATGCATGGCGCAAGATCATCGCCCGGATGCGCTACAACGAGCCGGGGCTCAAAAACGGCGTAGACGTGACCACGACGCCGGAAGGCTTCAAGTTCGTCTACCAGCAGTTCGTGAAGCAGCTGCGCGAGAAGCCTTCGCTCCAAGGCATGTACGGCCTGGTGCAAGCCAGCACGTTCGACAACGAGTTGAACCTGCCGCCCGATTACATCCCATCCCTGATGGAGTCTTACCCGCCGCAGCTGATCCTGGCCTACCTCAACGGGCAGTTCGTCAACTTGAATGCCGGTTCGATCTACCACGCGTATGACCGGAAGCTGAATGGCTGCTTCGACGCGGTGGAACCCGGCGAACCGCTGTTCATCGGTATGGACTTCAACGTCGGCAAGATGGCGGCGATCACGCACGTCAAGCGCGCAGACGGGAAGCCTCGGGCAGTCGACGAGCTGATCGATGGCTTCGATACCCCGGACATGATCCGGCGCATCAAGGAGCGCTACTGGCGCTACAACGGTAAGGACTATGAGAAAACCTGCGAGATTCGGATCTATCCGGATGCCTCGGGTGGATCTCGCAAGTCGGTGAATGCCAGCGAGACAGACATTGCCATCCTGCGCCAAGCGGGATTCAGCGTCATCGCGCCGGATGCAAACCCGCCGGTGAAAGACCGCATCAACGCCATGAATGCGATGTTCTGCAACGCCAATGGAGAGCGCCGGTACCTGGTCAACCCGCTGCGCTGCCCAACTTATGCAGATGGCCTTGAGCAGCAGGTGTGGGCGCCCAATGGCGAGCCAGACAAGAAATCCGGCGTCGACCACGCGAACGACGCTGGCGGTTACTTCATCCACCACGACTACCCGATCATCCGGCCGGTCACGCACATTCCTGTCACATTCAGCTTCTGAGGCCATCCATGGCGAATTTCAGCACTCCCCGGGCAGAGTACGCACAAGCCCTGCCTGGCTGGCAGTTGGTGAAACGCTGCGTAGCCGGCGCGCGCGAGGTGCGCAAGCACGACGAATATCTGCCGATGCCAGATCCGGAAAACAAATCTCCGGAGAACCTGGCGCGGTACAAGCAGTACAAGAAGCGGGCGATGTTCCTCAACATCACCGGTCGCACCCGCACCGGCCTGATGGGGGCGGTGTTTCGCAAGACGGCGGAGCTGTCACTGCCGACTGCGGTGGAGTACCTGAAGGAGAACGCCAGCGGCGACGGTACCAGCCTTGAGCAGCTATCGAAGGAGTCGGTTGGTGAATGCCTGGACACTGGGCGAGGCGGCTTTTTGGTCGACTTCCCGACTGTCGCCACTGAGAGCGGTGTCAGTTCGATGGCGGATCTGGCCACCAAGCGGGCTCTGATCCACCACTATGACGCCCTGTCGATCATCGACTGGGACGAGCAGGTGATCGATGGCGTGAAGCGTCTGGTGTACGTGAACTTGCGGGAATGCGTGTCTGAGTTCAACGCTACCGACCTGTCCCGCGAGACATACAAGCAGAACCGGGTCTTGCTCTTGGTCGATGGGCGATACATTCAGCGCGTCTACAAGGAGGGTGAGGAAAGCGTCGAGGAGACGCAGCCTACCGATAAGGCCGGCCAGCCCTTTGATCACATCCCGTTCAGTTTCTACGGCGCCCAGAACAACGACGCCAGTATCGACAAGTCTCCGCTGGAAGACCTGGCCGACGTCAACATTCTGCACTATGGCAACAGCGCCACGGTAGAGGAAAGCGGCTTCATCAGCAGCCAGCCGACACTGTTCATCACCACCAGCATCGATTCTGATGAATTCGCAAAGCTTAACCCGAACGGCATGCACATCGGCTCGCGGCGCGGGCACAACCTCGGCAAGTCGGGCTCGGCAGTCATGCTGCAGGCCACTGAGACACAGCTTGCCCGTGAGCTGATGAAGGACAAAGAGGAGCAGATGCTGATGATCGGCGCCCGCGTCGTCCAGAAGGGCAGCGGCGCCGAGACGGCAGAGGCAGTGCGGATCCGGTACAGCTCGGACAACAGCGTGCTGGGCACCATCGCCGGCAACGTATCCGAGGCACTGAAGCGAGCCATCCTCGACGCCGAGCGCTTCATGATGGATGCGCCGGACGAGAAGGGCACGGTGTTCTGGCTCAATCAGTCGTTCTTCGATGAGGCGATGACCGCGCAAGACATCGTTGCCCAAGTGCAGCTGTGGCAGCAGGGCTTCATTGCTAAGTCGGATGTTCGGGTAAACCTGCGTCAGGGCGGTGTGCTTGAGGCCGATCGCACCGACGAGAAGATCGACGAAGAGCTGGCCAGTGCGCCACCAGTAGGCGGAAACGATGAGTAATGAGGGCTTTCTTGAGGACGCTGCCACGCGCCACCAGATTTACGTCCAGCGGTACGCCGGCGGAAACCTGAAGCGTGTGGCTTCATTCATCAGCAAAGCCATCAAGACCGCCAAGGCTCGAGTCTCTGAAGGATTGAGTGCCTACGGCACGCGTCGGTACAACTCACAGATAGAAACGCTCCAGGGAGACTTGCGGGGCATTTACGACGACCTCAAAGGGCGTGCTCAGCTGGATCTAGGCGAGTTCGCTGCCTACGAAGCGCAGTTCAACGCGACGATGCTGGGCAAGGTTGTCCGTGCGGTGGTTCAGCTCAATGTTCCATCGGCCGAGATGATCTCCGCCGCAGCCTTGGCCAATCCGCTGCAGCTCGAAGCACGCAAGGGCGTTCAGCGCATCAGCATCAGTGGTGCGCTCGACCAGTTCGGGACCAAGAAAACTGCCGAGATCATCGGCGAGATTCAGATCGGTTCGAGCTTGGGCGAAACCAGCCAGCAAATCAGCCGACGACTGACCAGCATTCACCAGTTGCAGCAGGACCAGGCAGGCGCATTGGTTCGCACCATGACCAACCACATCGCCAGCACGGCGCGAGTTGAGACGCTGAAGGCGAACGACGACATTCTCGCGGGAATGCGCAGGGTGGCAACCCTGGATTCGAAGACCACGCTGTTCTGCATGAGCGTCGACCAGACGGTGATCCCGTTGGATGGGCCGAAGCCTCCGTACCACTGGGGCTGTCGCACCACGCTGATTCCGGTGCTGAAGGACGAGTTTGCACGCGAGATCAAAGGCTCGACGCGGCCCTCAATCGGCCCTGACGGGGTGACGCTGGTGTCGAGCAAGACGAGCTATCAGGAATGGTTGGCTCGTCAGCCGGCGGCCTTTCAGCGCGACATTCTCGGGCCGAACCGGTATGCGCTTTTCAGCAAAGGTGAGCTGACCCTCGATAAGTTCATCGACGACAACGGCAAGACGCTGACCCTCCAGCAACTGAAGGATCTGGAGCCGCTGGCTTTCGAGCGCGCCGGACTTTAGAGTGGTGAATTGCCATCACTTTGGACTCTCGTACGCATGAAATGGATGTTTGGGATCGGTGCGTTGTTTGCGTGCGTTGTTTGCGGTTTGTTAGGGCTGATCGCTGGCATTAATTTGAATCCTACGTCAACCGTAAAATTTGTACCCGACATGGGGAGTCTTGCTGACTGGATATCCGGCATTGGCTCGGTTTCAGCTGCTGGGGTTGCTCTTTACTTGGCCGACCGCCAGCGTAGAGAAAACACAGCAAAGATCGAAATCAGCCAGTATTACACTCGCGACAACTTCACGATCGACCTTGTGTCCACAGGTGAAAAGCCTGCAGTAGTGAAAGGGATTTTTATTCGATCGCCGCAATTCAAGAGACAAATCTTACTCAATCGTTCGCCAATATTCGGATACGACAAAATCATTGGTCGTTATGAGTATGGCGAGACAAAGCGACTTTCGATCGATGCATCCTTTTTCCTGTCCGTTGCTTTGGAGATTGAGCATGAGCTCGGTAGCAAAAATTTTGACGGATTGCTGCTTGTGGTGGGGACAGCTACGGCAGAATTCAGAGCTGAATTGAACGCCGACTTCTTACATGAGCTTCGCAAAGAAGCCGCCGAAGAGTAATTCCAAGCAACAGACCCGAAGCTCTCATCGCTATTTATTCACGCAAGCCTCGTCCCTGACGGGGTTTTTTTTTGCCCGCAGGCAGGGCCTGCACTACGTCTCTGGGAGACAGCAATGACCTTGAAATTCCAACTGGACAGCCTCGAAGGCGTAGACGAATCCATCCAGGCTCTGTACGTCGAGAAGGACGGCAAGTTCGTCCTCGGCATCGAAGGGTTGCCACAGCCGGAAGATGTTTCCGGCCTGAAATCCAAAGTCCAAGAGCTCCTGGACGAGAAGAAGGCAGAGGCCGAGAAGCGCAAAGCCGCCGAGGACCAGGCCCGCCTGGATCGCGAAGAGGCGCTGCGCAAGTCCGGCAACGTCGAAGAGCTCGAAAAGTCCTGGTCCGAGAAGTACGCCCGCCGCGAAGCTGAGCTGACTGGCCAACTCGAAAGCACGAACGCCACCCTGCAAGGCCAGATCCGGGATCTGACTGTGGGCCGCACGGCTACCGAGATCGCGACCACTTTGGCCATCCCTGGCAGCGCAAAGGCATTGCTTCCCCACATCGAACGCCGGCTCAGCGTTGAGCAGCGCGACGGCAAACCAACCGTCGTCGTGCTGGACGCGGCCGGCAAACTCTCGGCGGCAACGCTGGACGAGCTGAAAGCAGAATTCACCAACGATCCGGCCTTTGGCCCGCTGATCGCTGGCAGCAAGGCATCGGGCGGCGGGGCCGGCGGTGCTGGGAAAGGCGGCGGGGCCGCAAAAGGAAACATCGGCGGCACCAAAGAGGAACGACAGGCCGCAATCGCGAGCCGGTTCCCAGACCTCCCTCAGAAATAAGGAAAATCACTCATGTCCCTGTCTCAAATGCAGGTCTTCAACGAATACGTAATGCCGGCGACCATCGAGACGCTGGATCAGATGCTAGTTGCGTTCAACGCTGCCAGCCGAGGCGCCATCCTGCTGTCGCCTGACGGTTTCACTGGCGACTTCCTCCAGGAATCGTTCTTCCAAACCCTGGCCGCCGCTCAGCGTCGCGTCGATCGCTACGCCACCAACGGCACCGCGCCGATCACCGACCTGACCGAACTCAAGAACTCCTCGGTGAAAGTGGCCGGTGGCTTCGGCCCAATCCGCTACGAGCCATCGCAGATGACCTGGCTGGAGCGCCCAACCGCGCAGGGCATCGAAGTCGCATCGCGCGCCTTTGCCGAGATCCTGCTGAAGGATCAGTTGAACACGGCGATCGCCGCGCTGGTTGCCGCGATCACCGCTCAGGCGGCAGCTGTGAACGACGTGTCTGCAACTGCCGGCATCAGCCAGGCCGCACTGAACAACGCTCACGCTAAGTTCGGTGATGCGAGCCAGTCGCTGGTCACCCAGATCATGCAGGGCACCACCTACCACAAACTGGTCGGTCAGGCGCTCGCCAACAGCGAACAACTGTTCCAGGCCGGCAACGTCCGCGTGGTGGACATCCTCGGCAAGATCTCGGTGGTCACCGACGCGCCGGCGTTGATGCAGACCGGTACGCCGAACAAGGAAATCGTTCTGTCTCTGGTGCAGGGCGCCGCGATGGTCCACGACGGCCGCGACATCATCAGCAACGTCCAGACCACCAACGGCAAGGAGCGCATCGAAACTACGCTCCAAACCGATTACACCTTTGGCCTGGGCCTCAAGGGTTACACCTGGGACACCACCGCCGGCGGCAAGTCTCCGACCGATGCCGAACTGGCGACCGGCACCAATTGGGACAAGACCGCCACCAGCATCAAGCACACCGCCGGTGTTGCTCTGATCGGTGATGCCTCCAAGTAACCCCTGACAGCTGAGCCGGGCTATGAGCCCGGTTTAGCGAGGACATGATCATGAGCAACAAAATCTGGTATCTGCCCGGTCCGTTTCACCAGTACCGGGAAGACGTAAAGGCTTTGGCCAAGGAACACGGATTGCGCATCGTCGATGCGAACGTCACCGAAGATCGCGAGGGCGAAGCTGTTGATGTGCCTGAGGTGACATTGCGGCAGGCTGCTCCGGCGCCGGTGTTGCTGATCGACGGCCAAGATGGTGTTGATGGTGCTGCTCTGCAGGAGCTGATCGACAAGCTGAACGCCGAGCGCGACGGCATAGTGCTGCTGATCGAAGCGGCTGAAGGCCTTGCTCCACTGGTGCACCCTGGCGCCGGCGAGCTGCCGATTCGCCTGTTCGATGCGCTGACCGCCATTCATGAGGGCGTCACTGCTCTGAAGGCCAAGCGCGATGAACTGGTTGGTGAGGTCGAATCTCTCGGTTCAGAAGTAGCGCGCCTCAAGGCTCTGGCTGAGCCTGTCGACAATGCCGAGAAAATCGCCGGTCTCAAAGCGCAGCTCGACGCTGCTGGTGTGCAGTACCGGGCCAATGCTTCGCTCGACGCCTTGGAAAAAGCTGTCGCGGAACTGCCGAAGTCGTAATACCCGGGGCCTCGGCCCCACTCATTCAAGCGGAGGCCTGATGGCTACCTACATCACCGTGGCGGACGTTGACGCCATCCTCGGCGCTTCGTGGGCTCCAGATGACAAGAAGGCCCGGGCGGTGTTGCAGGCGAATGCCTATATGACGTCGCTCAACCTGGTCGGTATCGACATGGACGCAATTCCAGACAATGTGAAGCAGGCCGGCGCCGAGCTGGCGGTTGTCGCCTCTGAGGGGAAGCTGTATCAGCAGCAGACCGAGGGGGCGCTGGAAGCCAAGACGGTGAAAGCCGGATCGGTGACCACCAGCAAGACTTTCGCCTCGATCGACACCAGCAAGTCCACCGCGCTGCCCGATGGCGTCCAGTTCGCGCTGGGACTGCTCGCGCCATGGCGTGTCAGCGGCTTCAGCTTCAACGTGTACAGGTGACCCATGGGCCTACGTGAAGAGATCCAGGCGGATCTGGCCGAGGCCTTCGACACTGATCTGGCGGACGCTGTGAAGCTATTCAGCGGCGGCGTGACGCTGCCGGGAAAGTGGGATCCGGTCAATGAGGTGGCGGGCGACCCTGTGGTCATCGCCTATACCGGTCGCGGCGTGTTCGACGCCTTCAAGATTGCCCAGGTCGACGGCGTGAACATCCGCGCCACCGACCAGCTGCTGATCGCGCTGACCAACGAAACGATCGGCGGGGTTCCGGACATCGGCCACAAGATTAACGATTTCGACGTGGTCAACGTCCGAACCGACCCGGCCGGCGCCCATTACGAGCTCCAGCTGAGGAAAGTCTGATGACGAACAAAGCCGGCTGGAGCCATAGCCTCACGGACTTCGCCGATCAAGCTGGCGAGGACATCACCCAGATGGCGCGCGTAATCGCGACTGCCATGCTCACGGAAGTGGTGAATCGGTCGCCGGTGGGAAACCCAGACCTGTGGCAGGCCAACGTGGCGCTACGCACGAAGAACGTGGCACTGGCTGACGCCTATGACGCGAACGTCGACGCCCGCAACGCTGCGCGCACCGGCGGCAAGGCCTTCAAGAAGCTGACCAAGCGCGAGCGCGAGGAGAACTACTTCGTCAAAGCGCAGGCAGCAGGGAAGGGCTACATCGGCGGCACGTTCCGAGGCAGTCACCTGGTGTCGATCGGTGCGCCCGACATGACCGTGACCGACAACATCGACCCGTCCGGCCGCGAAACAATCAGCAAGGGCAGCATGCTCATCAAGGCCTCCGGCAAGTTCCCCGTGATCTACATCCAGACCAACAGCCCCTACGGCGAGATGCTGGAGCTGGGGCATTCCACGCAGGCGCCCGGCGGGGTTTATGACCTCGCGTTCATCGGCGTATCCGAGGCCTACAAATGACCTTCACGCAGATCAGAGCGCTCATCACCGCGCGCATGGTGGCCTTCACCGGTATTGACCAGGCACGGATCGATTACCCGAACCAGCCGGAAGTGTTTACGCCGCCAGCAGACGGCCTCTGGTGTCGGCTGAACATCCAGTACGCATCGGCATTCATGGCTGGCATGGCCGACCGACCGCACACCCGCAAGCCCGGGCAGATCAGCATCCAGTGCTTCGCCCGGGAGCGCACCGGCACCAAGGCCATCAACGAGCTGGCCGACGCGCTCGAAGCGCACTTCGCCTACTGGATTTCCGGTGATCTCGAGTGCATGGAGGCTAGCCAGGTGGTGGCCGGCGAGTTCGAGGGCTTCTACCAAATCAACGTCAACATCCGGTTTCGCGCCGGTTAGGGAATTCTCAGGTACGTTTTGAGAGAGTGCCAAAGACGACTTACACCGAGCCTATCAATAGCTACCTGAGGCGTTTCATAAATCGATAGCGGATCAACTCTATCGTCCGGCCAGTCGGCAAAAGAGTGGACAACCACTGCCGATGTCTTGTCGATAGGACCAGCCTGATAGAAGCCTACAGCTCCCATCTCCAAAGGGCTGAGCCAAATATAAAACTGGTGCCGCCAGTATTCTTCGTGACTCTCACACTCGCGAAAAATTGACTTGTCGCTGATCATTTTTTTGGTTTCGCGGTACTCAACAATCAGTCGTGCTGCCGTAAGCCAAGCTAATCGATCAGGATCAGGCGGGACTCTATCATTGCCATCCGCAATCGCTTCGTAGGCCCTTTCAAGCGTTTGCGTTGCATGCTTCAACAGGCGTTCATTTTCCTTGGTGTGATTGGTAGACCTGATGGTCCAGAAGGCGGCAATTGCCGATGCCGCACCAGCAAGTGCAGCTAGTGACTCCCAGCTTGGAAGGTGGCTTGCGATAGCGTGAAGAACGAATTGCCATTCCATTGTTTGGGTGTTTCCCCTGATTAAATTCGCTGATTATGCCGCCCGAGTCGAGATTTACCAGACCAACCCCGCCTTGAGCGGGTTTTCTATGCCCGCGAATAGGAGGCTCCAATGAGCTCAGGCGCAAAAGTCGTTTCACACATCATCCCCGAGGTGACCCCCGGCGTTACCCCGACCGGCACTTGGGACACGCTGCGCCTCACTGGCAACGCGCTGACCCCGACCGTCAACACCCAAGTTAGTGACGAGATCACCGACACTCGCCTCAGCCAAGGCTCGGTTGCCACCAGCATCGATATCGGCGGTGACCTGACGGCGGAATTCTCGTTCGGCTCGTTCGACCAGCTGCTGGAGGCCGCGTTTTACGGCAACTGGACCGGCAACGTGCTGAGCGTTGGCGATACCCGCCACACGTTTTCGATCGCAAAAGGTTACGACGACGTCGGCGTCTACGGCGTGTTCAAGGGCGCGCATGTCTCGACCTTCGCGCTCGATATCCCGTCCGACGGCAAGATCACCGCCACCTTCAACATGGCGTGCCTGGACTACGCCGATAGCGAGACCCCGATCGTCGTTTCGCCGAACGCGCCGACCACGACTCCTTTCCTGTCGAACAACAACGTCGGCACGATCCTGGTGAACGGCGAGTCGCTGGAGGGCGTGGCCTGCGTCTCGGCCATGACCGTCAATCTCGACAACAGCCTGCAAACGCAGCGCTGCCTCGGTTCTGACAGTCTCGGCCCGGGCGCTCACATCGCCACCGAGGCCGCAATCACTGGCAGCATCACTCTGGCCTGGTCGAAGCGGGCGTGGGAGATCTGGAAGAACACCTTCACCCGGGCGCCGATCGGCATCGTGTTCCCGATCACCGATAGCCTGGGCAACAAGTACACCTTCGCGTTTCCAAGCGTTGAGGTGGATGGAGAGTTGCCGAACGGCGGAAAGCGCGACCTGATTGAGGTTTCTTTGAATTTCACGGTCGCCAAGGTCAGCCCGACCATTACCCGCGTTCCGTTTGTGCCGGTGGCCAGCGTATCGGTGGCGCCTACGACCGCGTCCATTGCGGTTGCCGCGACTCGTCAGCTCACTGCCTCCGCTCTGCCGGCCGAAGCTGCGCAAAACGTCACCTGGACCAGTTCGGCGCCGAGCGTTGCCACTGTCAGCTCTTCGGGCCTGGTCACCGGCGTTTCCGCTGGCTCCGCGACGATCACCGCTACCAGCGTTTCGGACGTCACCAAGACCAGCACGGCGGCGATCACCGTCACTGCATAACCCTGCTCGACCTTTGGCTGCCTCGGCATTCACGCCGGCCGGGGCGGCCCTTTTATTGGCGCGGCGTTGAGGAATTACCATGGCTCTGCAACTGGGCAAAAAGAAGCCGGCAATCACCGGCGAGCGCTGGGCGAACTTCGACAAGGACACCAAGGTGCTGCTGGCCGGCATCGACAACCCTGAATACCAGGTGGCGCTGGAGCGCATGCGCCGCCGTATTCAGCGCAACGATGCGCGGTTTGAAGAGGGGCAGGTGGGCGTGGTCGCCGGCGAGAAAACCGAGCACCAGAACCACTCGATGCTGCTCGCCAGTTTCATCGTGAAGGACTGGGACGGAGTACTGGACGCCGAGGGCAACCCAATCAAGTACAGTCCGGCGATCGCCGCCGAGCTGCTGGAAACCAACGTCGAGTTCTTCGTCTTCGTCCTCCGTGAGAGCAACGGTGCCGCTAAAGACGCCGCTGAGGAGCGAGCCGAGTCAGTGGGAAAGCCGTCTGCCGCTTCGAGTGGGAGCAAGAGTGGGGCGGGGAAAGCGAAAAGCGCCGGGCGGTCTACGCGCGCCTGAGGCTGGCGGTACCGGATGAGCCGGAGAACGACCCGATCACCGCCTACTTGCTCAACCTTTACCGGAACGTGTCTCGCGGGCGCCGGTACATCTCCGGCATGGCCGGGGCGTTCCCGCTACCTCTGTCCGCTCGTGAGATCTCCGACTGGCTGGAGTCGCATCCGTCGCCATTGCCGCGCGACGAGGTGGACGATGTGATGTTTGCGCTAGATGCGGCGTGCTTGGCAAGCGCCGACGACTGATTTTGTCGAGGGCCTCTGGTTGGTGGTAGATTGCTGCCATTACATAGGGAGATTTGGCATGCAAAACGATACCGGGCCGCTTGGGATGCTGGTTTTGTTATTTGTGGTATGGATGATCTATTTCATGCCAACGCTCAACGCTTATCATCGCAAGCACCCGAACTTCAACTCGATCCTTCTGCTGAATCTCTTCCTCGGCTGGACGCTTATTGGTTGGGTGGTCTCCATCGTATGGTCGGCTTCTTCCATTGCGCCGATTGAGCCAATCAGGGTTATACCTGAGCCTGAGCCTTCCGAGGACAAGTATCAAAAGATAGAACGGCTCGGAGGACTCAAAGAGAAAGGCCTTCTTACTGAGGCTGAGTATGAGGCTGAAAAAGCCAAAATCTTGCAGAGCTGAATGCCTGCACAAATAACCCGCTACGGCGGGTTTTTTTATGCCTGGAGAAAAGGTATGGCTCAAACGTCACGCTTGGTTTTGGAGATTGACAGCCGAGATGCGGAGCAGAAGGCATCGGACACCCGCAAGGCTCTGGAGGCTCTCGAAAACGCCGGGCTTCGCGTCAAGCCGGCTATGGACAAGGCGGGCACCGGGATGGAAGGTGCCGGGAAAAGTGCCGATAAGGCTGCCAAGTCCTTTGCTTCTGAACGCGATGAAATTGAATCTCTGCTCGGCCGGATCGATCCGCTGACCAAAAAACTTGGAGAACTTGACCGCCAAGAGCAAGAGCTGGCACGCCATCGCGCGGCTGGAAACCTTGATCTGGACACCTACTCGGATTACCAATCGAAAATCAGCGCCACTCGGACCGAGCTAACCCGCTTCAACGATTCCATGACTCGCACGGGCAACACCGCGAAGCAGACTGCCGCCGCGATGAGAATGCTGCCAGCGCAATTCTCCGACATCTTCATTTCGCTTCAGGGCGGCCAGGCGCCGCTGACGGTGTTCCTGCAGCAGGGATCCCAGATCAAAGACTCCTTTGGCGGGATCGGTGCAGCCTCGAAAGCATTGGGCGGCTACCTGATGAGCCTTGTGAACCCATTCACCGTAGCGGCGGCAGCAGCGGGCAGCCTGGCGCTTGTCTACTACGACGCCGAGAAGGAGGTCAGCGCCTTCAACAAAGCCCTCTTTTCTGGATCTGCGAACTCCGGCCAAACCGCTGCGAGTCTCGCGAAGATCTCAAAAGACACCGCGAACATCACCGGAAACCTGTCCCAGGCCAAAGACGCGGTTGTGGCCCTTGCAGCCAGCAGTGGCCTTAGCCAGGTACAGTTCAAAAATCTGGCCGAGGCGTCAGCGTCGATATCTGAATTCACAGGAAAAGGTGCTGGTGAAGTTGCCAAGTCTTTTGGTGATATGGGAGACAACGCGACAAGGGCGGCTGAAAAGATCAGCGCTCAGTATGGGTTGCTTACGTCTGCACAGTACGAGGTGATCGTCGGGCTGGACAATCAGGGCAAAAAGCAGGAGGCGCTCGATTCGCTCAGTGAGTCATTGAACCAAAATGCCCAGGAGCGGCTGAAAAAATATCGCGAGTCGCTTTCAGAAATCGAGCGGGATTGGAACGATATCGGCACCGCGATCGGCAATGCTTACTCCAACGTCAAAAGCTCACTATTTCCAGACCTTAATCAGGAAATCGCGAATCTGGAGAAGGTGCTGGAGGGGCGCAAGTCGGGTGGGTTCCTGTCGAATTTCTTCAGCGATGAGCTAGGCCCGGACAGCCAGTCAACGAAATTCATCGAGGCTCAGCTCAAGTCGCTGAAGCAGCAACGTGATGTGGCAGCCTCAAAAGCAGAAATCGACGCTGCTGCAACTCGGCAGAATCAGGATCGCATTGCCGCCGAAAGCAAGTGGAATGCGCTTGCCAAAAAAGAGCTGGGGGATCAGGCAAAGCTGGCGAAGGACATCGCTGACGCGAGAAAGCTTGGCGTTGAGGCCGGCAGGTCGCAGGCAGAGATCGACAAGGTCGTTGCCGATATTCAAGCCAAGTACGACAAGTTCCAGGCAAAACCTAAAGCCTATACCGAAAACGCCGGCATCAAAGCCCTAGACCAGGCCAAGCAGCAGTACGCTGTTCTTCAGCAGCAAAACGCACTGATCGGCGTGCAAAAGGGCGAGGTCGACAAGCTTGGCGCTGCCGGCCAAGCATTGGTGAAGTGGGAGCAGGAGCTCGCTGACATCAAGGGCAAGCTGACCCTGACGGCTGATCAGAAGTCTTTGCTGGCCAACCAGGAACTGATCACCGCCCAGCTGAAGAAGAACGCAGCGCTCGAAAAGGAAAACGCGCTGCGGAAGATCGCGACAGACGAGACGCAAAAGCTCGCCGCATTCCAGACCAACCTTGCAAGCCAGTTGGCGAAGGCCCAGACCGGGCTGGACAATAACCTGGCCGGCATGGGCATGGGGGATCAGCAGCGGCAGCGCCTGCAGGAGCAGCTCAATATCCAGCAGCAGTACCAGTCTCAACTGGACTCACTGGAGCAGCAGCACAACGAGGGACGGATCAGCGACAACCTGTACAACCAGGAGACCGAAGCTCTGCGTTCGGCGCTGCAAACTCGCCTCGCGATGCAGCAGCAGTATTACTCGGACGTGGACAAAGCCCAGTCGGATTGGTCTCTCGGCGCCTCATCGGCATTTCAGACCTATTCGGAGCAGGCGCGCGACGTAGCCGGGCAAACTCGCAGCCTGTTCACCAATGCCTTCAGCAACATGGAAGACGGCATCATCCAGTTCGTGAAGACCGGAAAGCTGTCGTTCAAGGATCTGGCCGACGGCATCATCGCTGACCTGATCCGCATCCAGGTGCGTCAGGCGGCGGTGGGCATCTTCGGCACGCTTTTCAGCGGGCTGGCTGGTGCTGGCGCGTCGGCGGCAGGCAATGGGCTTGCTGCCGGATCTGCCGGCGCCACCTCTTCGAGCCTGGGCGCATCGGCGGCCGGGTACAGCTCGAAATACGGCTTCTCCGACGGCGGCTACACCGGCGACGGCGGCAAGTTCGAGCCGAAGGGGGTGGTGCACGGCGGTGAGTTCGTGGTGCGCAAGGATGTGGTCAGCCAGCCAGGCGCTCGGGAATTCCTCGAGCGCATGAACGCGAACTCGAAAGGGTATGCGGATGGCGGCTACGTCGGATCGGCTGCTGTGACCACGAAGTCCAATGTCGTGCCCATCTCCTCGGCGTCTCCCGCTGCCCCGGTCATCCAGCAAAGCTTCAGCTTCCAGGGCGCTCCAGATGACGCCACCGTCAACATGGTCAAGGAGGCTGCGATGCAAGGAGCGAAGGGCGGCTACGAGCTGGTCGTGCGCGACCTGAAACAAAACGGAACCATCCGCCAGCTGATCGCGCGGCGATAAGCCTTTAAGGAGTACCGCATGGCTCTCACGTGGCCGGCTTCGCTGCGCCCGTCAGAAATGACGTGGGGCATCGTCAACAACAGCAGGGCGTTCACTTCGACCCTATCGAATGCCCAGCAGATCATCGGCTACCCGGGCGCTTACTGGCAGTGCACGCTGACCTTCGGTTTGCTGACCAGAGCCCAAGAGCGCGAGCTGTCGGCGTTCCTTGGTCGATTGGACGGCATGATGGGCACCTTCAACCTGCCGGCCTTCACCCGCCGCCGCACGAACAGCGTCGGCGCTCTGACGGTGGTCACCGGTAACGCTCAAGCCAGAAACATGCTGCTCGCCGGTGCGACGCCGAACGCTTCTGTCTTCAGCGCTGGCGACTACATCACCATCGCTGGCGAAATGTTCGAAGTCACTGATCCCGCATCAGCAAATGCGCAGGGCAGGGTGACCGTGCTGCTCAACAAGCGGATCCGCAAGACGCTCACGGCCGGTACCGCCGTCGAGTACCTCAACCCCTACTCGGAAATGCGGATGACGTCTGACACATGGTCCATGTCCGTGCGCCCTGTGGTCGCGAACGGCAGTTACCAATTCAGGGAGGCTTTCTGATGCCCTCAGCATTTCCGTTCAGCCAGAACGTGGTGAACATCATCGCCACCGGCCGATTCATGCCGGTGTACGCCGTGCAGCTCGACTTCGTCGACGGCATGGTCTTCGCGCATACCGGCACCGGCGATCTGGTAGTCGACGGCATCACCTATCAGGGGGTTGGCAACTTTGGCCAGGTCAGCCAGTCGCAGGAAAGCGACAACTCCGGCTCGCCGATGTCGGTCGAGCTCACCCTCAGCGGACTGGATGCCTACATCCTCTCCGAGACGAACGTGCGCTGCTGCCGTGGCCGGATGGCCAAGGTCATGTTCGTGGTGTTCGACGAGGCCGGCAACTACGCGGCGGACATCCTGTTTTCCGGCCGGATGGATGCAGCCAAGTTCTCGTTGGCCGGCAACGGCCAAGACGGCAACAGCATCACTGTGCCCGTGGTTGACCGGATGGCCGAGTGGAGCCGCACCGGTACCGAGCGCTTCACCGACGAAAACCACCGCGCGCGCCACGACGGCGACCGGTTCTTCTACGCCATCGCCCAGATGTCCGAGTGGCCCATCTACTGGGGCTCGAAGAAGGACGCACCGACATTCACCTATGGAAGTTAGCCATGCGCTACCGAGACTGGACAACCCGTCTGAACGACGTGATCAAGGCCGCCCAAGAGCGGCCTTTTTCATGGGGCGAATTTGACTGCTGCCTGTTCGCTGCCGACTGCGCGGCGGCGGTTTGTGGTGTCGACCCGGCAGAGAACTATCGCGGCAAGTACACGACTGAGACTGGCGCCAAGCGTCAGTTGAAGAAGCAGCACGGCAGTCTTGAAGCGGCGTGGGACACGCATTTCGCGCGGGTTCCGCTGGCCTTCATTCAGCGCGGTGACGTCGTGCTGTACGAAGCGCCCGGCGGACGGAGCATGGCTGTTTTCTGGGCAGGCGATTATTGGGCAACAACCGACGACGGCGCAGCCCGTGTCGTATGCGAGCCATTGGCCGCGTGGAGGGTTGAATGAGCGGCGGCGTCAGAAAACTCGCTTCGGTTGTTGTTGGTGCGGTTGTTGGTTTTGCCCAAGGTGGCCCGTGGGGTGCGGTAGCTGGCGCTGCGTTGGCCTTCTACGCATCGGAGCAGCAGGAAAAGCTCAACACAAAGTCGCCACTGCGCGACAACGAGCCATCGGCGCAGACCGTGCGATCGTCGAAGGCGCCGGTTCGCTTCATCCTCGGCCGAGTATCCACCGGCGGCGTGCTGGTCTGGGCGCAGGAGCAGGCCGGCGCACAGGGCGAGGGCGAATGGCTTCACCTGGTGTACGTGTTGTGCGAAGGCCCGATCTCCGCACTCGAAAATATCTACCTTGGCGAAGAGGAGATCGGTTCGTTCGGCGCCTCCGCGACCTATGAGCTGGTGGTCAACCCAACTCAGGTGAACGCCTTCCTGAAGGCCAACTGCCCGGATTGGAAGGACAGCCAGATCGGTAGAGGCTTGTCATTCGTCCGGGTTTCGCTCCAGTACAGCGCAGAGAAATTCCCTTCGGGCATCCCTGACACCCGTTTCGTGGTGCGCGGACGGAACGACATCTACGACCCGCGCACCGGCACCGCCGTTTACAGCGCCAATACCGCGCTGCACCTGCTCTGGTTCCTGCGTGCCCGTTGCGGCGTTCCGGACGATGAGATCGTGTTCGAAACGTTCGCCAGTGCGGCCAACGTGTGCGACGAAGCACTTACCAATGCTGACGGCTCGACGAGCCAGCGCTATCGCACCGGTTGCGTGATCGGTGCAGACGAACAGCGCACAGGCGTTCTCCAGAAGCTGGAAGCGGCCTGCGGTGGCCACCTGATCCGTGTTGGCGGTCGCTGGATGCTTCAAGCCGGCGCCTACTATGGTCCGTACGACTTCGAAATCACCGAGGACATGGTGATCGGCACGGTTACCGGCAGTACTGAGCCGACCAACGACTCGGCAATCAATACGGTGCGGGGCACGTTCATTGATCCGTCGCAGTCATGGACGGAAACCGATTACCCCGAGGTCAGTGTTGCCGAATGGATCGTTGAGGACGGCGGCGAGGCAGCAGAAACGCTGACCTACTCCTACGTCACAGACCCGTATCAGGCTCAGCGCCTGGCGAACATGGAGTTGCGCCGTCGGCGCGCGGGCGGCGCGATCAGCATTCCGATGAACTTCGCCGGCTACAACTGCCGGCCGGGGCGCGTGGTGCGGGTCAATTTGCCGTCGCTGAACATCCTGGGCGAGTTTATCGTTTCGGACTGGTCCATGGGCGACAGCGCAGGCTGCACCGTTCAGGTCAAGCAGTATGAGGCGGCGATCTTCGATGACGCCGTAGGTCAGCCATACAACCCGATCGGCTTCATCAATCTGCCGGCCGGAGGTCTCGGTACGCCGAGCGCGCTGACGTGGACGCAGGACACCTCGGCGGAGGTAACGCAGGGAGTCCTGTCTTGGCTCCCGCCGACGGGTATCGTGAAGGAATACATCGTCATCGTCCGCCAAGGCTCGACGGCGATTCAGTCGCACAACGTGCCGGCGACTTCGACGGAAATCGCCATAAACGGCCTGCCGTCCGGCAACTACACAATGAGCGTGGCCGCTGTTGGGCCGATGGCGCGCTCCGGCGAGGCGACGATCACCGTTAGCATCAATGGGCCACCCATTCCAGAAAGCTGCGTGGTTCAGTCCTCGATCGACAACATCGTGCTGATCCCGAGCAACTCGCAAAACGGTTTGAACGGCGGCACCTACGAGTACTTCTTCAGCACTTCGCCGACTGCGACCTCGGCTGATGCCGAATATCTTGGGCAAGGTCTGACGTTCACGCATACCGGGCTGGGATTCTGGACGAATTACTACTACTTCATCCGCTCATCGAACGCTTATGGGAAAAGCTCCTTTCTGTATGTACCAGCCCAAACCTCGAACGATGTTTCGGCATACCTGGCTGCTCTGGCCGGAAAGATTACAAAGACGGAACTTGGGCAAGATCTCGTCACAGAAATCGACAAGATCCCGGGCCTGCAGGACCAGATCGATGCGTTGGATGGCCTGAAGACTTACAACCCGGACGACACCTACGAGGAATACGACCTTGTAGTCGTCGGCAAGCGGATCTATCAGGCCACTGGCGACGTGCCGTTGAACACGCCACCGCCGAACCCGCTGTACTGGCTCGATGTGGGCCAGACCGTGGAAACGGCAAATGGACTGGCCCAACAGGTTGCGACAAACACCGCTGACATTACTGAGCTGGACGGTGTTGTCACGGCGCAGGCCACCGCGTTCGAGGCGCTGCGGGCGTCCTCTCGTGACGATGGAGGGGAGGGTGATCTCAATGATGCTTTGCAGAGCTGGAGTAGCACGGCGAGCATCGCGACCGAGAAAAAGGTACGAGCATCGGAAAACGCAGCCACTGCGCGGACGGTAACCGAACTGACGGCCACGGTCGGCGAGAACCAGGCGTCGGTCATTGATCTTCGTGAAACGGTTGCCACAGACAAGGCTGCCACGGCGCAGGCTATCACCCAGGTCAATGTGAAGGTCGGCGAGAACACCGCCGCCATTCAGGAAACCTCGACTGCCTACGCGGATACCAGCGGCAAGCTCTCGACGATGTGGTCGGTGAAGATGCAGGTCACCCAGAACGGGCAGTACGTCGCCGCCGGTATCGGGCTTGGCATCGAGAACACCGGTGCGGGCTTGCAAAGCCAGTTCCTGGTCGCGGCCGATCGGTTCGCCATCGTCAACACCATCGCCGGCGGCGCCATATCGGTGCCGTTTGCGGTGCAGGGTGGGCAGGTGTTCATGAACTCGGCGTTCATTGCTGATGCGTCGATTGGTAACGCCAAAATCGGGTTCTTTATCCAGTCGGACAACTACATTGCGGGTGTTCAGGGATGGCGAATCGATAAGGCTGGCAATTTCGAGTTGAACAGCCCGTTGGGTGGTGGGGCGAGACAGACCATCAACAACAACGGCGGCAAAGTGTTCGATGAGAACGGCGTGAAGCGTTATCAATGGGGGAATTTGAACGCATGAGTGCTTATGGCGTGAGGATCTGGGGCGCCGACGGCGCTCTTCAGGTCGATGAGAACTCATTCACCATTCGGGTGGTGCTGTCGACGCTGGTGACTTTCAGTAACGCTGCGAAGACCAATCAGGATTTTTCGGTTCCCGGCGTGGGGCCGGCGAATGGTTGCGCAATTGTAGTGCCGATCGGACCTTACACCGACCAGCAACAGCAGTTCGAAACCGAGCTCGTCGACAACGTGGCAAGGGTCTATAACCACACGCGGGGGTACGCCAGTACGATCGCGTCAGGGACGATGCGACTGATCGTAATGAGGTTCAACTAATGGCGGGATACGGCCTTCAATTCACAAACAACAGCAACGTGGTCACTATCGACTCGGAGTTTGCCCGGTTGATGGTGATCTCCAGCGGAAGATATGCGCCGACTGAAGAAGCCGGCATGGGCTCAACAACCTACTTCGAGAGGCCAGTGACTTCCCAAGAGCCGCCGCTGGTGTTTGTACGTCCGGACAACAGCGCTTTGATCGCAGGCCTGAGCAATATGCGGTTAATCGGCTCGGCAGGTAACTGGACCGGCTTCTACGTCAGGACGTACAGCAACGCCACCGCTCAGCCGAACGGCCGATATTTCGTGGCAGCGTTTGCCGCACAAGCGGTCGCTCAGTACGGCATGCGGCTTTGGGACGGGGCCGGGAAGATGCTTTTCGACTCCGGAACACCAAACGCAACTTTTACGCGAGCTTTCCAGAACTGGACATACGTGAAGTCGGATCAGACCGATCAAGGCTTATACCGCAATTACTATTCGGTGCCTTTCAGCTTCCCCCAGAACGAATTCATGCTGATCAATAACTTCGGCATGACGATGGTTTCGGGAGGGACGATCCCTCGGCAGCTGTATTGCACCTGGGATTTTTCCGCTGGCACGCTCTATGCGGTAACTGTTGCAGCAAACAACCCATTCGCCTTTTTCTTGCCTGCGGTCTTTGCGAAGCAGGCTGTCTAACTTCCCAATAGGAACACGCCATGCCCTGGTACAAAACCGGGACGGTTTCTGTCGTCCAAAATTCCAATGCGGTGATCGGCACCAATACTGCGTTCATCGCCAACGCCCGAGTCGGTGATGCGTTCCGCGGCCCGGATGGTGGCTGGTACGAGGTGACCAACATCGCCAGCGATACAGCGCTTTCGATTTCGCCGAACTACCAAGGCGCGACCGACAACGCTGGTGCATACGCGTTGGCTCCCATGCAGGGTTATGTCAAAGACTCGGCAGACGCCTTGCGCGCACTCGTCAATCAATGGGGCGCCAAGCTGGCGGAACTCGGGACGACTGGGAATTACGACATCTTGCCGGTTGAAAAGGGAGGGACGGGCGCCATCACCGGCTCGGCAGCGCTCACCAACTTAGGATTTTCCAATTTCGCCAAGACCTTGGTTGATGATACGGATGCCGCTGCGGCCCGGACAACGTTGGTGGCGGCGAAGTCTGGCGCAAACTCGGACATTACTGAACTGAATGGGCTGACGAAACCGATCACCCCGTTACAGGGTGGCGTGTCGGACGGGTACATCGATGGCCTCAACCCGATCTGGAACTCTTCAAACTCCATCAGCGTGGACTCCGGTGCTGCATTCATCCCTGGATTGGCCAAAACACTGAAGGTATCGGCACCGCTGACACTTTCTGGCCTCACGCTGGCGGCAAACACCTGGTACTACCTGTACCTGTTCGAAACTACTGGAGTCGCGACAATTGAGCTGGTGACAACTGCTCCATCTGCACCTTATTTCGGCACAGCCAGAACAAAGACCGGTGACTCCAGTAGGCGCTTCATTGCTGCCGTACGGTGCGGTGCGAGCGGCTTGCGGCCATTTCTGTTATCAGGTGGTGCGCTGATCTACACCGAGGACGCATCAACAACCCTGGCCTTGTCGGGCGGGACAGCTACCTCGGCCACATCTGTAAGCTGCTCATCCTTTATTCCACCGACAACACAAAGATGCATTTTGACGCTCTATGGTCCGCCGAGTGGTGGGACGCTGATCGTCGGTTATGCCAACACAATCGAAATACTTTCGTGTCCCGCCGGGACTCGATATCAGGCTGATACTTTGTGTAGCGTCGTTCAGACGGTTAACTACAGGCACGTTACTGCCGTTACGGGTGGTAGCTCGATTGGTGTGCGCGGTTACGGACTGGAGCGATAAATTATGCCTTATGCAATTACCAGTACGGGCTGGAGAAGCATCCAAGAGGACTGGCCTCTCGCTGAGGGAGAACGCTTTTCCGAAGAACTACCACAATGGCTGATCCAGCTGGCCGAGCAGCAGCGAATCGAATCGGCCGTAAAAACTGTTCTCGACTCCCTGCTCGATGAGGCCAGCAAGATTATTCAGCCGCTTCAGGATGACTATGACGTGGGTGAAATCACAGAAGACGGTTTGTCGAATTTGAAGGCTTGGAAAAAGTATCGGAGCGCTTTGAGCAAAACATCAGAGCGTTCGGACTGGCCAAGCACAACAGATTGGCCAGCGCCGCCACTAACTTAGGCGCTCAATAGTATAACTCTATAATTGAGGTGTTGTTGTTTGTTGGGTGGCCAAATTTATCTCTGGTCGTCTATTTGAAAGTTTTCTTTGAAATGGGAGCTCGATGAATTTGTAAGAGGCTTCAGACATGAATGCGATCAAGGCTGTTGCGATGACTATGCCAATAAAGAAATTAATATTTGAAGGGGCTGTCAAGCTTAAAGTGTTTAAAATTTCCCTACTAAAAAGTATCATAGGTAGATGGCACAGGTAAATTGAATACGACCGCTCTCCGATCCAAGAGAAGAATCCGCCAATGAGGGGTGGAATTGAAGAGCCACCTAGCGTGGAATACAAGCATAACCCGGCTCCAACTGAAATGGCTGGAACAGTAAAAGGTTGCGGTATGTTAATCGGAGAGAGCAAGCAGATTAATAATCCTGTGAAAAGAAGTGCAATGTTTGCTGAGGGATTTAATGCTTTTGATTTTTCAGTGCCGATTAAGAAAATCAACGCTCCGATCACAAAAGCCTGCGGTCTAAACACCCACGGGAACGAAAAGCTTGGGGATGGTAGGAAGGACATGATTATCGATATTGCCGCGAGTATGATAATGCCTTTTCTGAATCCGGTAGCCACAAATAACAATGTCGATAATGCGTATAGCTGCCATTCAAGGGACAGGGACCAAGTGACAGCGTTATAATCTGCGCTACCGCACTCGAGTGCAAATTGCACACAAGACGCCCAGTAGATATTCGATACGCCAAGTATTCCAGTCAACGCACTTTTTGCTACTAGGGACGGATTTGTATTAGGATAGCTAGAAGTATAAAAAGAAATTGCAATTGATGTCACTCCCCAAAAAACCACGGCAGGTAATAATCTAGCAACTCTTCGGATCCAAAATGACTTAATAGCAGAGGTTTTTGTTTGGGATGTCTGCATATCTCTGAAAAATGTTTTGCAAATAAGAAATCCAGATATCGCAAAAAAGATATCAACCCCCGGCCAAAACGTTACGTGATCAAATATTTCGTGATACGCTTGAGGTGTTGGTAGTCTTGATCTTATATGCTGAGCAATAACTAGTAGTATTGCAATAGCTCTCAATATCTGTATGTCAGTATTTTTTTCGCTGGTTGTTTTCAATTTATTAACTCTTTTTAATATCCAAGAGCAAAATTTAATTAATTAAGGTCTCAGGATAGTACCAAAATTTATTGAAATGCATTCTACCCAACGCCCGCTGCTCAGCGGGTATTTTTTTGCCTGGAGAAAAGTATGCCCATTACTCAGCAGCAGTTGCTGCAGATCCTCCCAAACGCCGGCGCCAAAGCCGGCGTTTTTGCACCCGCGCTCAATACGGCGATGCAGCAATATCAGATCGTCGGCACGAAGCGCGTTGCTGCCTTCATTGCCCAGATTGGCCACGAATCCGGCCATTTGCGCTGGGTGCGCGAAATCTGGGGGCCGACCGATGCGCAGCGCGGGTACGAAGGCCGCGAAGACCTTGGCAACACCGTGCCGGGTGACGGCCGGAAGTACTGCGGACGCGGCTTGATCCAGATTACCGGGCGGGCGAACTATGCCGCGTGCGGCGAGGCGCTGGGCCTCGACCTGATCAATCACCCTGAGCAGCTCGAGCTGCCACAACATGCCGCTATGTCGGCGGCCTGGTTCTGGAAGCAGAACGGGCTGAACGATTTGGCCGATCGCGATCAGTTCAACACCATCACCCGGCGCATCAATGGCGGGCTGAACGGTTTGGAGGATCGGCTTGCGCTGTGGGAGAAGGCGCGGGCGGTGCTGGCGTGACCGTCCCGTGGAGGTTGATCGGCGTTGTAATGCTGGCCATGACCGCAGGGGCTGTCGCTTGGCAGGTCCAAGACTGGCGCTACGGTGAGCAACTGGCCAAGCAGGCCCGGCTGCACACCGAAACCCTGAATCAACTGACCATGGCGGCCGCCGCCGCGCAGCAGGCCGAGCAGGACAAGCGACTGGCGCTCGAGCAGCGGCTGGCGGCCAGTGACAAAACCCACTCCGAGAAAATGACCAATGCTCAAAAAGCCCAGGCTCTCTTGCGCGATCGTCTTGCCACTTCTGATCTGCGGCTGTCAGTCCTCCTCGATGCGGATTCAGCCGGTGGCTGTTCAGTGCCTGCCACCGCCGGCGCCGGCGGCGTGGTTCATGGCCCCATACGAGCCGAACTTGACCCAGCGCATGCTCAACGAATTGTCGCCATCACCGATGAAGGTGACCGGGGACTGATTGCGCTGCAGGCGTGCCAGGCGTATATCCGGACGCTGACGCATTAAATAACCTCGATCAGTTCAGCGGTGTTGGATCTGGGGATTTTGGGAACACGCTTTTTCCCTGCATGGCCATGATTCTTTCATTCAATTCGCTAATGTGCTTGTTCTTCGCCATCAGTTCCCAGTTGCTTTTCGTCTCGATATCGGTCGCGCGCCTATTGGCATTTGCCGCTTCTGACTTCGCAGCTGCCAGTTCAGTGCGAAGCTGATCGCGCGCCGTCGCCGCAGAGGCGTGCATTTCAACCAGTTTGAATATCTGCTCCCGGGCTTGTCGCAGCTGCAGGTTCAGTTCCTCGAATTCATTTTCGTAGAGCGCGAGTTGATGCCGGCAAGTTTCGAGCGGCGTCGGGCAGCCGAGCCAGTCGTCGGTGTTTTCGATATCGGAGGAGTTCACGGAAGTGCCTTGCTGTGTACTGTTTGGATATACAGTAATCGAGGCGCGTTCCACCGGCGAGAGTGAGGCGACGAACTGCGGGCGGAGCTGGCAATTTGCGGCCTTGCCCTACAAAACTTGTACGGATAGTATTTTTATGTACAGGTTTTCGTAAAGGTTAGACAGCATGACCCCCTTGGAGCACTTACTGAAATGGAGTTCAGACTGGTCAATTGTTAACGCAACGGTTAAGTGCAAGTACTGCGGCGCGGCTCAGCGGGAAATCAATAATTCCGAGCGGTTCCCGCATTTCTCACACTGCCGCCTCCGCGATGTAGATTTCAATCCATGGGAAGCGCTTCAGGATGTGAAGACTGCTTTTGGAAAGTGTTGAGACGTTCACTCAGGAGTCATCAATACCGCCAGGGTCATCTTGATGAATTCCTCATTTCGATCGATTGCGCCCAGTGACACGCGAACGTTTTCCCCGACTTCGGCGAATCCGCGCTGCTCAACCCAGAGGGTGAGCTCCATGATGGCGGCTTCGAGGGCCAGTTGGTTCTCGTTGATTTTGTAGAGCAGGGAAGGGAGCAGATCAGAGTTAGACATCGCGTGTTCCTCCGTGAAAGAGCCCAGCGTAGCACCGTGTTACATGAAGAGTGTTTTATGTTCGGCAGGACGCCGGAGAAGGGAGTGAAAAGCTGCTAGTTATGGAACACGTCCAGAATAGTTATGGAACACATCTCGATGACCGCATATTTTTCAGAACGCCAGAAACGACAAAGCCCTGAATAATCAGGGCTTTGTCGTATCAAATATGGCGGAGGCGATGGGATTCGAACTCATGGACCTGTTACAGTCGACGGTTTTCAAGACCGTTGCCTTAAACCACTCGGCCACACCTCCGTTGCGTTGCGGGCGCCATAATACCTGAATGAAACACACTGTCAAACTCTGTGCATGGCTTGTTACAGAGCGTCTGTTATGATCTTTGCGACTGAACGTTTCAAACCAACAGGAGTGTCGCCATGCGCGAACAGGATTACGCAGTTCACAACAGCGTGCAGGCTGAGCAGCTAGAGGTTAGCCGCGTCCTGCGCAACACTTACGGTCTACTGGCGCTCACCCTCGCATTCAGCGGTGTGATGGCGTTCGTAGCCCAGCAGATGCGGGTCGGCTACCCGAACATTTTCGTGGTGCTGATCGGTTTCTACGGGCTGTTCTTCCTCACCAACAAGCTTCGTGATTCCGCCTGGGGCCTGGTGTCGGCGTTTGCCCTGACCGGTTTCATGGGTTTCCTGCTCGGCCCGATCCTCAACCGTTACCTGGGCATGCAGGGCGGCGCTGAAGTCGTAAGCTCCGCGTTCGCGATGACCGCACTGGTGTTTGGTGGTCTGTCGGCCTACGTGCTGATCACCCGCAAGGACATGAGCTTCCTCGGTGGTTTCATCACCGCCGGTTTCTTCGTCCTGCTGGGCGCGACGCTGGCGAGCATGTTCTTCCAGATCAGCGGTCTGCAACTGGCGATCAGCGCAGGTTTCGTACTGTTCTCGTCGGTCTGCATCCTGTTCCAGACCAGCGCCATCATCCATGGCGGCGAGCGCAACTACATCATGGCGACCATCAGCCTGTATGTATCGATCTACAACCTGTTCGTCAGCCTGTTGCAGATCTTCGGCATCATGAGCCGCGACGACTGA